CGGACTAACAGGTTGGATGACAGATTTCCAAAATAGAGTTCCAGAGAACAATCGTTGGTTCAGCGGACTAACAGGTTGGGTAACGTCATTGGGAGACTCAATTCCAATATCCGGAAAATGGTTCAGTGGAATCCTGGGATATGTAACAGCATTAGGAGATTCAATCCCTACATCTGGAAAATGGTTCAGTGGACTGACAGGATATGTTAATCAGGTAGAAAAGCAACCCGGTTCATCACTTATTTTAAAAGGTATTCACGGAATAGTTTCAAGCATCGCAAACATTTTCACACAGAAAGCAGAAGGAGGAGCCTTTTATGGTGGAAGATGGCATGATATACCACAGTTTAGCGGTGGAGGAGTTATTACAAAAGACTTCATGTCAAGCTTTAGCGCCATTCCACGATATGCAGGAGGTACAGTAAATGCAGGTTCGATGTTTATTGCAGGCGAAGCAGGACCAGAGCTTGTGGGACATGTAGGCGGCAGGACAGAGGTCTTAAACCAGTCACAACTTGCAAGTGTAATGCAGAGTGCCGTAGCGAGTGGAATGGAAGCAGTTATGGCACGTTACAGTGGAAATGGTGGAGGAAATGGAAATGTGACAGTTAATGTTGTTCTCCAGGGCGATGCAAAGAAGATCTTTGAGGTTGTCAAAAAGGAAAACAACAGCAGAGTCATACAGACAGGTAAGGCACAACTTTTAACGTAAAGGAGGGAAGCAATGCAATGGATGGCCCAGTAAAAACCGTAATCATAAGTGGATTGAAGCTGAAAGTTAAAGACCTGACGGTAACAGATAACATCATCTGGAGCCGCAATACAGGGCGAGTTGCGTCTGGTGATATGGAGGGTGACATCATAGCAAAGAAAATTAAGTTAAATATTGTGCTAGCACCTTTGGATGATAAAGAAGCAGTAGCTTTTGCTGCTGCAATAGAACCACCATTTTTTCCGATCGCTTTCCGAAATCCGAAGTCTGGGAAAACAGAAACACGCAAATTTAATGTTGGAACACCGACATATCCAGTCTATTCGTATGCTGATGGACTGCCTAGATATGTTGGTGTTGCTGCAAATTTTATTGAAAAATGAGGTATCAAAATGAAGATGTCAAATAGAACACTGGTAAAGACAATCAATGGACTTTTATCGTTTAAAAACAATGGTGTAAGGAAGCCAATTAAGGCGATTTATGCAATCAACCATAATATTGAAACACTGGATAAGGCTGCAATTCCTTTCCAAGAATCAAGAAATGAATTGATTGAAAAGTACTGCGATAAAAAGAAAAATGGTGACATTGTGCCCAAAAAGGGAATGGAGCAAAACCTAGAATCAGAGTTGGGTGAATTGCTGGATGGAATTGAAGTTGATGTAGATGTTTACAAAATCCCGATTAGCTTGATTGAAAACATAGAAGCATCAGAGCTTGAATTTGAAGCGATTAACATGATGCTAGAGAAGAGCGAGGTGGAAAAAGCATGACATATGATTACACAGTGAAACAAGATGGACAGTTTTATAAGCCTGGTCAAGAAGTGCCAGATATGGGTACATTGGTATGTACGTCTGCGCAAGGGAATGTGCGTAGTTATGAGGGGCTTGCAAAAGATGTAGGCAAGCTTCCTACGTATGTTGCGACAGGCAGCTCTTTCCTAGCGAGCGATACTGGCGATTATTATAAATTCGAAGAGTCAACGGCAACTTGGAACAAGATTTAAGGAGTAAATATGAAACCAGAAGACGTCATTGGTATTTTAAATCGTAAGGTTCAGAACGCAACTGTAACGGAAGATCAAATTGATGCAGCTGTTGAAAAGTATCATAAGACTCATCCGTTGGAAACTGACAAAACACTCACTGTTCCTGGTGCTTTTGCAGATGCAAAGGCGGTTGGAGATGGATTGAACGAAAAAGTAACAGGAAAAGGAATGACTTTGTACTATGACACAGAAAAACAGTGCGCAGCCATTAAATTTGATGAGCAAGGTTAGGTGATCATTATGGGATTATGGACGGAATATAAGAAAAAAACGGCTGTAAAATCCACAGATACTTTTCTTGTGTATGACAACGCAGAAGGCGTAATGCAAGTTGATGGATCAAATGTAAAAGAATCCTTTAGAGATGCTACAGATACCACATTGTCACAAGCAGACACGCCAGCCGATGCAAAAGCAGTTGGGGATAGATTCGCAAAGGTTGAAAAGAAGAATGTAGAACAGGACACAGCGTTAAAAACAAAGGCCGATGGTACTGGCATAGAATTTTTCTTCGACTCAGCCAAAGGGTGCTTGGCTGCAAGGATAACAAAGTAGAGGAGGAAGGTGTATGGCTGACAAAATAATTTATCTTGCAAATTGGGAAGATGTGGAAGAATTAAAGGCTGCATCAAAAACTCAAGAAACTAATATAGTGGATTTAACAAAGGAACTTGCAAAGAAAGCAAATGGTCAGGGAATCACTTTGAGTATAAATGAAAGTGGTGGACTGAGAGTAATGTATGACGACGGAAAGTGAGGATAAAAAATGGCAGCAGTGGCAGTAGATGTGGCAATGGAGTCAACATCACAAGAAATTTTAAATCTTTTAAAAACAGTAAAAACACTAGTAACAGATGTTTCAAAATTTGATTGGAAGAATTTCTGGGAACAAACAGCAACAGACGAGGTTTTCTCAACAAAGTTTTATTACTATGAGACGAGTACCAGCCCAAACGGTGAAAAGTTGAATGCATCGGTTGGATTAACAGCTGTGCCTTCGACGGAAACTGTAAAGGGGCAGGATGATTTTGCAAATCATAGTGCCTTTCAGACAATTGATTGCAATTTTACAATTGACGAGCAGGAGAACAAAACTCCAGTGGCAATTAAAGGCGGTAACGGATATTCTGACATTGGAAAAGTAGATGTTGGAGTTATGGTTCCCTTAACTTATTGGGGCATTCAGAAATTTGACACATATTACATTGTGCATTTTGCAACGAAGCCACATCCTGAATTGGAGTGTACAACAGTTACACCATGGTGCAGCAAAGAACTCGGTTATGGTATTTTGACAAAATACTATGCAGGACAAATTGATGGAATTTTATATTCATCATCTGGAAATGCAATTTATAACTTTGTTTCAGCCCAGTCTGGAAATACTGAGCTGCAGAAGAAAGGAACAGGATATCATGGCTCTGGATCAGAGCGAACGGCATATCTGCTGTGTATGCTATGGATGAAGTATGCAACAAAAAATAGTCAGAAAGTCTTTCAAGGATGCACTTCATATAATGTGCAAACTAAAGTTGCACAGACTGGAGAAAAAGCTAATTATGTTGTAATTCCAACAGCGCAGGCAAATAGCTTTTATGTTGGCACGACAGTATCCATCGGAGATGCAACTGGTCACACAGATAATCTAGATCGTGGACAGGCATACATGCGAAATATCGCAGATAAAGTCAAAATAACAGCTATCGAAGCAATATCTGGAACAGATAACAGTAGAGTATATGTCGGTAAGCAAAATATGACAATTACAGAAGATACATATATATCATCAATGCCATTACATGCAGGGCAAACCGACAAGGTGCTTGGAGTGGATGGATATATCAAGAATGATGGTAAACATGCATTCAAACTTGGCGGTATTGAAGATATGGTTGGTGCATATTATATCTCAATGAACGAGTTGTGGAACAAGACCACAGCAACAACGGTTGACTACTACGTTAGAGGAACTGCTGCATGGTCAAGCACTGCCGCGAACTGGACAAAAATCGCAACTGTAGATCTTGAAACAACTGATGATTTTTGGATTGGCGACATTGATATAGACTTGTCTACAGGTGTTACATGGTTCAAGAGCAAGGGTTCAGGAGATTCAGTCGGTGTTGGCGACAGACAATATAATGGTGGTGATGGAACAGGTTGGCGCGAAGCGCTAAGGCGCGGCTCTCTCGGGCGCTGGTCGAATGCCGGGTTCTCCTTCGCGTTTCTCGGGTACGGCGTGACGGTCGCTTACTGGAGCTGCGCTCTCTGCGTTTAATTCCGAACCTTTTAGGGGTGAATTTTGCACAAGCAAAAGAGGGGGCTGCCCCTCTAAATAGTATACAGAAATAATTTTAAAATAGGACTTGTCACACACGGGCGCGGCAATCTCAGGAACAGGTCGAATGCCGGATTCTCCTACGCGAATCTCAGGAACGACGTGACGAATGCGAACTGGAACTACGCTCTCTGCTTTTATATGTCTGACGGGACAAAATAGTACGTTGGTACTTAGTGTGGCATTTCGCGGATGTAATTCCGTTGTTGTGTAAGCAGCACTTAAATAGGCAACAAAAAGGGAATCGGAACGCCGACGGGCATTCCGATAACTTATGTGAAAGACATAGGTTGGGGCTAGTAGACATCCGAACGTCCCTCGGAATTTAAACGATATTTACAAAAAAGGATAAAAATACTTGAAACGTTGTTGCAAAAGAATAGATATAACTAACAGAATATTGGTTGAACGAGCAGTAAGAGATTGCATAAGCGGAAAGATGAACCGTGGGGACACTATAAGAATGTTCTCAGAGTACTCAAAGTTACCATGTGAAATCATAAAAAAGATCTGCAAAGAGCACTTCATGATGGAAGGATTGATCAATACTGTTATAGACGGTATACAACAAGAAATTATCGAAAAGAAATATATTGTAAAGCCAATTCGTTACAGACCAAGTTGATAAGTGTAACGGAAAGGTTAGAAAAATAGGAATACAAGATGTAAAGCAACAGATATACGACTATATAGCTGTATATGCAATGGAAGAATTATTCCGAAAGAAAATAGGCTTTTACCAATGCGGAGCATTAAAGAACAAGGGATGCGAATTTGGCGCAAAAGCAATTAAGAAATGGGTAGACAACCATGATATAAGATGGGGATGGCAAGCAGATATCAGGCATTATTATGAAACCATACCTAAAGGTAAATTAAAAGAATTGTTAAGGCGAGATGTAGATAACGACGATGTTATACATCTCGTTTTCTTCTTAATTGATTCGTTTGAGGGTGGATTATCAATCGGTTCATACCTTAGCCAATATCTTGCGAATTACTACATGTCATATGCATGCCATTATGTTAATGAGCAGGTATGCAAATTAAGAAAACATAGGAATGGAGCTGCTAATCGTGTCAATCTTGTATCTCATGCTTTGTTTCAAATGGACGATATACTAATCGTTTCGAAAAGCTTGAAGGATTTAAAAATGGCAGTAAAAAGATTTTCAAGTTATGTTTCAGATTTTTTAGGGCTAGAAATTAAGGAAACATCAAATTTTTTGAGATTTAGAAGGACTGCAAAGAAGGTAAGAAAAAGAGTCCACCAAAAGAAAGAAGTGCCGCTGCCATTGGCTAAAAGCTATATCGGGCGTTATGGAGCTATTAAACATTCAAACACACAACGTTTTCAACAAAAGTATCATGTCTCGGAAGATATAAAGAGATGTAAAGAAATTGTATCCACTCATGAGAGGAGATTAAACAATTATGGAAAAGATGAGATTTACGCTGCCGCAGTTAAGTGCAGCATTCTATCCGCTTGAAAAAGGAATGGATGTAGTTATTTGTACAGATGAGCAGAAGGTTACAGTTGATAGCCCAGAAAATGGCAGTGAGATAATGTACGAGTATAACGGCAATATATTCAGGACGTTTAAGCTGACGCAAGAGGAGATTATTCAGGCTCCAGAGCAATATCTTGATTACGAAGGCGATACAGAGCCAAGCGAAGAAATGACAAGATACGCAACAGAAATGATAGATGCATATACCTTGCAGCTGATCGAGGAAGGAGTACTGGCATGAGAAGTTTGGTAGAGAGTTTAAAAAGACTGTACAAAAGTAGTGGAAAAGTGTCGGCAGAAAAGATTAAAGGAATGAAGATTCTCACAGAAGAAGAAAAAAGATACATCCTCGGAGAATAAAAAATAAAGCAAATATCTAGCACGGAGTATACCGTGCTAGAGAAAGGAAATCGTCATGTATCAGGTATCAGAAGCATTAGATAAAGTTATATCAGGCAGTGGAAGAACGTTCTACGCAAGGCTAAACGGAATATCAGAAGGAATCCAAGAGATAGTGCAAACAAATTTTTCAACTCCTGATAGCTATTTTTATGTGGGTGGAGCTACAGCTTCCAAAATAGAAGTATCTATGTTTACAAAGTCGCAAGATCTTGTAAAAGGTACGGAAGTAAGACTTGAAATCGGAGCAACAGCTGATGGCACTATAGAGTGGATACCAATGGGGTATTTTACAATAAAAGAGCAAAAAAAAGACCGAAATCTGCTTACTTTTACAGCATATGACAGGCTAGAGTCAAAGTTAGCTAAAGCGTATAAAAGCAAAATCACAAGCTATCCAGTAGAAAGTAAAGAATTTTTAACTGATATAAGCGAACAGACAGGTGTTGAGTTTGACACAAGCAAATTATCTGATAGCCTGATTATAGATAGAATATTGACGGTTAACGACCAGTCGGGAGAGAAATCATACAAAGAGCCGTTTGATGGTTTCACAATGCAGCAGGTGGTTGGATACATCGCACAACTCCATGGTACATTTGCTATATGCGATAGAAATGGAAAAGTAACATTTAGATGGTATGGAACGTTAGCAACTGATCACCCAGGAAAGATAGGTGATACAGCAGGTAGCTATTTAGAAGACCAAAACTTATCATTTATCTATAATACAATCGAATTTTTAAAAGAATCACACACATATCTAATTAAGACCAATAGATATTTTGATGATCTGCTACAATCAGAAACGATGTGCCAAATTTCAGGCATCAGCTGTGATACAGAGAACAATCATTATGAATCAGGAACAAATATAAATACAAATTTAAGCAATCCAGTAATGACACAGGAATGGCTCGATAAAATCCTTGAAAAAATAAAGGATACGAGGTATTATCCAGTGTCATTTTCGTTTATGGGAGATCCGAGACTTGACGTAGGTGATGTCGTTACAATAGTTGATGCTAAAAATAATCTTATAGATGTTCCAGTGATGCAGCACACCATTACATTTGATGGTGGCTTGCTGTCGGAAGTGGCATCCTATGGTTTTGAAGAAAAAGAGGTGAAAAGTCCATCTGAAATAGCGTTGCAACGAGTTAAAGATGATATTCTTAGCCTTCAGGAAATTACGGCAAAAAAAGCCACATTCAACCAATTAAATGCTGTAGATGCAAAGATCACGAACTTGCAGGCAAGCACAATCACGGTAAATGATGCAAATATATTATTTGCCAGACTTGATAAAGCAAATATTAAGCAGGGTTGGATAACAAGTGTAATGATTGGTGATGCGCAAATTACCAATGCGAAAATTCAGGATATGTCTGCTGATAAAATAACAGCAGGCGTTATAGATGCCTCAGAGGTTTCTATCATCAATTTAAATGCTGCCAGTATCACCACAGGCACTATTACTGGACTAGATGCATTTTTTAATAAGACCTTTAAGGTAATTAGTCCAACGTCAGATACAGAGGAATTTATAATTAGCGCAACGCCAGAAAGTGTTATGATCGGTACAAGAATGAAATCTGGTGAACTATATCTGCAAAAAGCAATGATAAGCATTGGCGATGAAGATATGGCTATAACAACAAAAGGCTATTTACGTTTAACTGGTTCACAACACCTAAGCCTTACATCAGCGAATGATATAGTGTTATTTCCTGGTGTGTCAAATGATGATAAAAATGTATACATCAACGATGGCTCAACCAATAACGCAATATTGCATGTTGGAAACTTTGAAAATTTAATAACAACAGTTGAAAATTCCAGAAACTCAAAAAAATTGAGCGGAATGGAAATAGTTGATTCCTCAAAGAATATTTCGAACGCAATTCCGTGGATTGACCAGACTGGTGTGATGGAGATTGGAAAATATTTGGATTTTCACGAGTGGAACGCAGATAATACTGATTTTAGCGCTAGGTTGGAAGTTTTTGAAAAATCGTTAAGAATAACCGCAGGGATAACTACTGCGTTAGACCTTAATGGAGTTGGGAGTGCATCATACATAAAATTTAGTGGAAGCGGAACGACGCTAGGATGGATTGGCTTAAACAGGAAAGATGGATCACTGATGTTGTACGACAGCAACGAAAAAGAATATCGCATATTAGACGAGACATCTATATCGTTTGGAACAGCAGAGCCGATTAGCAATGGAAGAAAAGGCGATATCTATATTCAGACATCTGATAGTGGAAATGGATGGAAAAAAGCTGTTGCAATTTATTATTATTCCAACTGAAATGATAGGGAACACCCTATCATTTCAAATTATTAAGATAAGAATCTTTTCTCTCACAAACAGATTGCTTTGCTTGCTGTATTGATTCTTCTAAATGTTTCAAGTCAGGCTCTATAAAAGCGTCTTTAACCTCGCCACGTGCCTGCCGAATCAGAAAATTGTCGAGATATGCTTGAGCTGACGTTATACGGTCAGCAAGCGGCAACTTGTTCAATGCTGTAAGCATATCAAGCTGTGCGTGCCAATCAGAGCCGGTATCGCAAAAGACATTGTAATACAGACGTTTCAGATACGCAGCGTCTTCATGCTTTAAGTATTCCTGCAGAGCAGACAGTGTCTCGCTATCTTTTTTAGGGTGATAAATACGTTCATACTTATTAGGGTCATAGATAGCCATAAGACATTTTTCTGCATCGACACCACATCTGTCAAACCACTCTAGCAGCGCTGGGAAATCTGGTGCACCAAGACCATTCTCCCAGTTTTTTATTGTTCCTACGCTCTTTCCAAGTGCTTTTGCCAAATCCATTTGTGACAATCCTGCATTTTTGCGCACATAAATTATAACTTTTATAAGTCGTTCAGTATCAGCTACTCGATTTCTCATGTCAAAAACCACCCTTCATATTCGTTCAAAATGTCATTTTTACAATAAATTGTACTTTAGCAAAAACAAAAAGTATAATTTATTGGCTACATCAAACAAAAGGTAAAGCCAAAGTTTTCTGGCACTTAAAAGTTTGGAAAATAGCTAAAAAACTTTGACCGAAAAAAATGTGAACAAAGTCAATACAATTGTAGTCACCAGTGCTATTATCTATACCATAGCAGAAAAGAGAAAGGAGGCTACTAATGATGACAGTTTACAACTGCAAAGTAACAGAGTCAATGGTTAATTTTGCCATTATTCATGGTAAATTACTAGACAATTTTACAACATTAGACTGCTTGGAAAGTGATTTTTGTTCAAACACCATCGAGACAAGCCGCCTAAGTGGAGTAAATGATGAAATACCAATAGCCGTTGCAAAGAATAAAATCGGAACTTTGAAGCGTCAGGATGAAGTGACAGTGATCGGAGAATGGCGAAGTAAGAATTATTACACCAGTGACGGCAAAAGGCATGTACAGCAGTACTTTCTGGTCCGTGAAATCAAAGTAGAAAGTGGGGAACATCGAAACCAAATTACATTGACTGGGTATTTATGCAGCAAGCCGATATATCGCACAACACCATTAAAAAAGGAGTTATGTGAGCTTATAGTTGCTGTAAATCGTTCATATGGCAAGAGTGATTATTTGCATTGTATTGCTTGGAATCAGCTTGCTCGAAAGGCATCAAATTTAAAGGTTGGAGACAAAATTAGACTGTCTGGAAGAATCCAGAGCAGAACTTATATCAAAAGAGAACATGAAACAGAAATGGTTAAAGTTGCATACGAAATTTCTGTGGATACAATTGCAAAGGAAAGGTGATTATATGTGTGATGTGGTTAGACGTTTTTTAGATAGTATTGCAGAGCTAAAAGGCAACGAATATGTAAAAAGAGCGATTACATATATGTCCACGTTCATTCCAGAAGGAAAACGTAACGAAATGGAATTGCTTGATTTCTTATATCAGTTAACAGACAGAGACGATGTAAAGGAATATCGCTGTGAGCTGATCGCGCAGACAATGACGAGAGAATAGAAGAAAGAGAGGACAATGAATGGTAGAAAGCAGAACTGAAAAGGAGATTGATGCAGATGTTGAAGAAGCAATGAAACGGTATTATATGAAGAAGATAAAAGAAAAGTTAAAAACAGAAGACAGGCTTTCAAAGCTGAAGATCGTTTATTACATCTTAGTTAGAGAATAAAGGAATGGGAACCCGTGATTAGGTTCCCGTTCTTCTTATTTTTCTGCGTTTTTAATTTTTACATTATGCAGCGCATCTTTAGATTGCTCTAAAAGTTTAGAACCATTTTTCCAGGCATAAGATATCTCGATAGACTCGTCCCAACCGCTAAACGAAGAATCAAACGTATCAGCTATTTCATCATGAACGGAAATAATATAATTATCATTTTCCCAAATCAAATATTGCATATCCGTGTTATTTGAACTCTTTTCGATTGTATAATTTTGTGAAGGCTCCCCACATACTTTTCTGAACTTTTCTGCAAATTCTGCAAGTGTTCCTAACGAACCTTCAACTCTATAATTAACTCCATAAAGAAGCGCTTTTTCACTGTCGTAATCAATATATCCATCGTCTGTGGTTTCGAAGACAAAATACATAACAAGATCGATTAGATCGTGGCCTTCAAACTCAAAACTGTAGTTCGAATCACGTAACAAAAGTTTATTTGATGAAGCACGTAAAGTAACTTTACTAGAAGAGTCACTAGTAACTTTGTTGAATCCCTTGATAATACTATCTGGACTCATTTCTTCATATGTTATTCCGCTTAGCTCTAAATCAGGAAGCATCTGCTTTACAGAAGCAAAATCAGCTCCCCAAGGAATGTTATCGAATGATATCTCCCAACTTTGAGAATCGTCGCTTGTGCCTGACGTGATTTCACTTTCTGCTGAGATAGTACAGTCCTGTGAATTAGCCTTTGCAGTTGAGTCACCAGAACACGCTGACAGCATAAATGTTTGCAAAGCGATACACCCACATAAAGTTGTAAATATAATCTGTTTCTTCATATTTCAATCTCCTTTAACGATTTGGATTAAGATTATATAAACAGTATAGACAACAGCAGAAAAAATATCAACAAGAAGATACATATTTTGCAATAAAACAAGCAATGGGCATCCATTTCTGGATGCCCACCATTTGGCTTACTCAGGATTGCTTTTCACTTTTGGTGCCTGGTGGAAAGATGATATCTTTTCCTGCAAGAAGAGTATCAAGCACTTGTTCCAATTTCTCCCAGTCTGAATCCTTCATTTGCGCAAGATAAAGGATTAGACGTTTTTTGAAATTTTCATCGCCTGTTATTGCAAGCGTGCTAAGAAATGACTCAATCTCTTCTGATGGTGTAATGTCATTAAACATATTGCCTTCTCCAGTAAGGAGCCAAGTTTCATTGACAGCATATTCCTTGCAAATGTTTGTGATAACAGGATTTGAAGGAACAATTCTTCCACTTTCATATTGAGCTATCGTATTACGCGCAACACCAATTTTAGAGCCAAATTCCTCTTGCGTCATTCCAAGCTCCTGCCTTAATAATTTAAATCTTGTTTTCATTGCATTTTTCGCCTCCTTTCACTTTGCATTGTACCACATAACAATAAAGAAGTCAAATAAAAAAGTCTGTAAAACAACAAAAAATATAACAAAAACAACAAAAAAAGTCTTGACAATGTAATGTTAAAGACGTATACTGTTCTCAGAAACAACAAAAAGCACATTGAAAACTAAACAGAAAGGAGTCGAAACATGGAACTCTTGAGAATTAACTACGAGTCAGAGCAGCCGACTGTATCGGCAAGAGAACTACATGAGGGATTGGGTATCAATACAAAGTTTTCTACATGGTTTCCACGTATGTGTGAATATGGTTTTGAGCCAGAAAGAGATTTCAAAAAGTGCTACCCAAATTTGGGTAGCGGTTCCAATGGAGGTCAAAATGCAACTGACTATCAAATCTCCATCGACATGGCAAAGCAGATCTGTATGATTCAGCGCACTGACAAGGGCAAGCAGTACCGCCAGTACTTCATTGATCTCGAAAAGGCATGGAATACACCAGAACAGGTGATGGCAAGAGCCTTAAAGATTGCCAACAACGAGATTGATAAGCTCAAGGCAGAGAACAAGGTACTGATTGCAGACACAGAGCGCATGAAGCCAAAAGAAATCTTTGCGGATGCAGTGGAGTCTAGCAGGACCTCGATCCTGATTGGAGACATGGCAAAACTGATTTGCCAGAATGGCCATGAGATCGGGCAAAACAGACTCTTTGAGTGGATGCGTCAAAATGACTACCTAATTAAATGTGGCGGTAGTAAAAACATGCCGACACAGAAGGCGATGGAACAGAAACTCTTTGAAGTTAAGGAGCGTACCGTTGTGAATCCGGACGGAAGTGTCAGAATCACAAGAACAACGCTTGTAACTGGAAAAGGGCAAATCCACTTTATCAACAAGTTCGCCAGGATGAAGGCAGAAATGATAGCAGAAGTTACATAAGAAAGAAAGGAACAAACAATGCTTGATATCAACAAGTTTGTAATACTTAAAGATTGCATGTACTACGAGGGAATCCATAAGTATTACATATTCCAGTTTGATAGTGCATACACACTACTTGCTGACACAAACAGAGCAATCTTGTACAGAGCAGAAAGCTTTGCTGACATGATTAGCTACATTGAAAGAACGGAAACATGTAGAAAGGAGGTGCAGGCGTGATGACAGATAAAAAGGAAAAGCCTAAGACATACCGTTTTTTGACAGAGCAGAAAAAGCGCACTTTGAAGAAGTTGAGCGAAGTGACAAATAGCTGCTCCAGTATCCAGAATAACTATTTGCTTGGCTGGATCGAAAACACGGTCACAACATCGTAAGCAAAAAAGAAAAGCTGCAAATACAAATTAAGAGAGGTGATAAAAGATGTTCTGGATGACTAAAAAGATGCCAGATAAGACCGCAGGCTATCTGCTGTGTACAATTAGATGGGGTGAGACTAGACTTACCCATGAGTATTATTGGGGACCAGACCCAAAGAACAGATTTAGATGGTGGGTTTCGAAAGAAGCTTGCCAGGCAAATTTGCCAGACGGTGGATTTGAAGATTCAGGCTATGAAATCGTGGCTTGGGCTAGAATGCCTGAGCCATACAGAAAGGAAATGTATGAATCTAAGAGAAATAATATTGCCGCGTTTGAGCGGAGAAATGAGCAAAGACACGGAGCTGCTGAAAGAAACAGCAAAGCAGGGCGACATTGTTGTGCTGAATGTAAAAATGCCAGATGGAACACCAACAACAGTAAGCGCGGCGATTAAAGCAAAGTACCCACACGTGGTACATATGCAGTATCAAACCGCAAAGGGATATACCGTAAACACATCGTTTGCTTGGAAGAAGCTGTTAATGATAATGCTAAATCCAAACAACATTGAAGACAACGAAGAAGGAGAGTGATCAACAATTTTTATTTATCATGGGGAAAGCAAAGAGCAATTGCTTGAAACAGCAACACGGCTGCTTCCATGTTTAACAGAAGAACAGCTTGCCTACATTATTGGAATGGAGCAGGCAGAGGAATATAAAGAAAAGGAAGGAGCGAAGGAAGATGATAAATCTGTACTTTGATGCGGAGTTTACAGGATTGCATAAAGACACAACCCTAATAAGTATTGGAATTGTATCTGCAAGCGGTGAATCCTTTTACGCAGAACTTAATGATTTTGCAGATTATCAGATTTCACCTTGGATTAAGGAAAATGTATTGTCAAATACAGTGGTAAAGGGCGAGAACAAGGAGCTTGCAGAGCTGCTAGACAAGGAAAACACCGTATTTGTGGTTGGTAGCAAATATGAGGTACGAGAATCACTTCTTGAATGGCTTAAGCATTTTGAGAGTGATATTCAATTTGTGTCAGATGTATCTCATTACGATTTTGTTTTACTGGTTGATCTTCTGGCAAGTTCCGCATTAGAGCTTCCTAATTACATATCAGCAAGTTGTCACGACATCAATCAGGATATTGCAAGAGTGCTAACAATTTCTGAAAAGGAAGCGTTTGATTTATCACGCGAACAACTCTTAACAAAGCTGGGAAAGCCACTTCCCAAAGGGGTAAAACACAATGCGTTGTATGATGCCAAGATCATTCAGGCGATTTATCGCCAGCTCCAATAAGCCTATGAAGCTAACAGAGGAGCAGCGGTTAGAGCTGATTGGACATATCTGTAGAAGAGTGGATGCAATAGCGCCAAGGTCTGGAAGGACGGCAACAGAAATTAAAAGAGCTAGGCAGAAAGCCATGAAAGGGTTGATCCAGAGCTTTTCAGACGAATTTGGCGTAAGGGCAGAGCGCTTATGGAAGCAAAATGAAACATTGAAATTTAGAGGGTGTAGCTTATACGACTTACACGAGTTCATAGATTGCTACAATCCGCCAGAGAAGAAAAGAAAGGAAAGCAAGAATGGTTGTAGTGAACAGTGGAGAAAGTTACCTCGGCGCAGAAATCCGCGAATGGTGCAGCCACTGCAAGGAGCAGGATGCGGTAACGGTAAATGCAAAGTATTACAGCGGTTTCAGAGAGCCGAATGATGGAGCGTTCTACTTTGTTGAGAAAGATGGAGAAAACATTTCAAAATATAGAGTTGTGCGCGATTTAGTCAAGTCGCCACGACTATAAGAAAGGAGACAGACATGAGCAAAGAACTTGAAGCTGCAAGAGCATTGGTAAAAATGCTTGAAGAAAGAGAGCAGAGTAACAAGGTTGAATTGGCTAGCTTAATGCCTGGAGAGACATTTCTTGTCGGAGAAAGGGAATGCATTGTTCTTGAACAATGCGAAGGAATAACCAAAGTTATCACAAAGGGCTATCTAGCGAAAGTGAGAAGATTTGCATATGACACAGCAGATTACAAGGCATCCGAGTTAAAAAATTATATTGAGGGTGAAATCCAACCGGCTATTGAATCCGAAATCGGAGCCGAGAATCTTGTAGAACATTGCGTAAATCTAACAACTGTAAACGGTCAGGATGACTACGGAGCGCTTACCTGTAAAGTAAGACCGCTGACCTTTGGTGAGGTTAGAGCGTATATCAATTTGCTTGTTAACAAAAAGTTGAGTAGACAGTGGTGGACTTGTACAGCATGGAGCGGTCTGCATTGTGACTACAATAATTCTATAGCAGTTGTTCGCCCATCTGGCTATGTCAACAGTAGCTACTGCTGTGAAGGCAATAATGTTCGCCCAGCTTTTATCCTAAAATCCAACATCTTTGTATCGAAAGGAAAATAAATGGCTGAATTGACATTAGAAGAACTGCAACAACAGTTCAATGATCTAAAGAAAAGAGTAAATATCTTAGAAGGCAATTCAAAAAGAAAAATTGATGTTGAGCCTAAAGCAGGTAATCAGTTCGAACTTGCAGGGCTAAAATGGAAAATCCTTGATGTTCTTGATTCGGGTTGCATGTGCCTTGCAGAAAAATCAGAGTTGATGAGATTTGATCCAGACATAAATGACTGGAGAATCAGTGAACTACGTCAGCATCTGAATAGCGATCTCCTTGAAAAAATAGAAAATGAAATTGGAGAGGGGAATGTTATTGAATTTGAAAGGGATTTACTGTCTGTTGATGGACAGAATCAATACAGAGCATGTAAAGACAAGGTTTCGCTGCTTACTCTTGACGAATACAGAAAATACAGAAGCCTGATCCCAAACGAAGGGTATTGCTGGTGGTTACTTACTCCATGGAGTACGCCGTGCAACGAATATTATATGTGGACTGCCGTTGTTCTTTCGTCCGGCTACGTCGACATCTACGGTTGCTACGGCAGGTGCGGCGTTCGTCCAGTTTGTATCTTTTCTCCATCAATCTTTGCAAAAGAAATTAAACAGTAAAAATTATTAAAAGGAGAAAGCTAATGAGTAATTATGTAAAAGCCCGATACGAGGGCAGTAAAAGAAGCTATTGCTTTGCAGCAGAGGAAGATTTAAAGCCTGGAGACGAAGCGGTAACTCCAAACGGCACAAAAGTCACAGTAGTAGATGAGCCAGTAGACCTTTCATGGATAGAAGCCTATGGAAGAAACAATATCAAGACACTTAAAAGAGTGCCAGAAAACAATGAAATTGAACAAGGAGAATAATTATGAGTGAGAGATTTGAGATATGTGTTGGAGAACGTATAAGAATGATTGCTATTAAAGACAATCAAACCAAAGAAATGGGATTGGGACTTTTCAAAAGTAGAGATGACCTTAGTTTTTTGGAAGCACTCAGAGACGCTGCGCAGGAATTACTAGATGTATTAAAGGCTGACAAGAATAATGACACAGACAGTGCAGAGGACACAGAGCCGGAGCAGGAAGAGAAAAAGCAGCCAGTTCCTTACAATGGCACATTCGAAGTTGTAAAAGGCGATGACAAGCTTTTCCCGACAGGGTTGAAGTTTAAAGTGGTACAAGGCAAAATATCATATTTTTCAGGCGATTTAGCAAAAGACGCTATCGCACTCGTGATGTTTAGCAGTTTTACACTTAAATCATTTAAGGAATTGAGTGAGTTATTAAACAAGATACATATCAAGGTTAAGGAAGTCAAGGAGGGCAAGGAATAATGGCAGCAGCTAAAGCAGAAGCATTAAGTGCAGGAAATCAGCAGGCCAGTTTAATTGTAAATAATGGCCTTATTGATGGGCTTGTACGCCAATTAAAAGAGAAAGAGAACTTTGGCTTGGCATTTCCAAAAGACTACAACGTAGCAAATGCATTAACTGGAGCGTATCTGATATTAAAAGAGACTGTTGATAAAGATAAACGTCCGGTTCTTGAAAGCTGCTCACAGGCTAGTATTGTAAATTCACTTATGGAGATGGCCACATTGGCGCTCAATGTTAATAAAAAACAAGGATATTTTATTGCTTACGGAGGAAAGTGCCAATTCCAGAAATCTTACTTTGGAAATATCACATTGGCAAGACGTAATGGTTTAAAGAAGATCAGTGCAGAGATCATCTATGAGGGCGATACATTTAAGTATCACATTGTTAATGGTGAGAAAGTTATTGATGAACACACACAGGACTTCATGAACATTGATAATGACAAGATAAAAGGTGCTTATGCTGTCGGAACAATGATAGATGGAAGCCAGATAGTAGAGATCATGAATATTAACCAGTTGAAGAAAGCATGGAATCAGCGAATGGGCGGATTAAAAGAGGATGCTGCCAGTACACACACAAAATTTAAAGATCAGATGTCAAAGAAAACTGTAATCAACCGTTTGTGCAAAATGATCGCAAATACGAGTACAGATGGTAATATTTCTGAGATATCCGACAGACTTGATCAGTTTGAGGACATTTCTCCAATTGAAATTGAGCAGGAAAATGTTGCATATGAAATTAAAAATGAAGCAAATTCAGAAACATTTGTTGAGCCTGTAACTGGAAATCGAGAGTTAAAAGCTGATGCAGACGGTCAGCAGGAACTTCCGGCGTTTATGCAGTAGGGAGATAGCCTATGGACGAAATTAAATGGAGAATAGAAGGGATTTTCAAAGCCAATGCCGCAAAGTGCCTGGATGAAATCGGAAGAGATACAGAGATAACGCCAGAACAAGTGCTTGAGAAAGCAAGAGACGAACAGTCAGAGCTTCATAAGTGCTTTGAATGGAACGATAGCATAGCGGCAGAGAAATATCGCTTGCAGCAGGCAAGACAGCTTATCCAGTTCTTTGTAGTTGTCCCAAAGCAGGACAACAAACCGCCTATCAGGCACTTCCAGATCACAAGTCAGAGAAATGTGTATATGCCGACAACGCATTTTGCAACACAACCTGACGAGTATCGGAAGTTGCTACAGAGGGCTTACGCAGAGCTGAGAAGCTTTCAAAATCGGTATAAGTCGCTTTCTGAGTTAGAGAGTGTCTTTGAAGAAATTGACAAGATAGCCGTTTAAACAGTTTCAATGCTTAATTCGAGTGTTCTATGGATGGTGTAACGGTATGCACCATCTGAGAAAAGAAATGGCTCATATGTCAAAAACATAACAGCACAGGACAGAACATAACACGACACAACAGCACAAAACATTGCGCCACTCACAGAGCATTCGAGTTAAACAAATTTTATGGGCTAACACGAGGTAGTAAGTAAATTGGTGTCCTATCGCCACAACGGGGGAGAAAGAGGTTTAATATGAGAATTTTATGGGTAAGCAGACACACAATGACACAGGCACAGGAGGCAGACCTTCGCCGCATTTATGGTGAGGTTGAGGTAGCGTTACATCTGCAAAACAGGTAGTAGAATTAGGCAGTGATTGTGACGTTCTCGCCGTAGTCCTTCCACCAGCATTTCTTGCGGATCTGACCAATCCGAGAGTAAATCAGAAGCCAGTAATTCGTGCCATTGCCAACAGAGTAGCAACTGGACGCACAGTAACTAATCCGGCAACTGGTACCGAGGAACCAGAAATGAAATTTGAGCACGCTGGCTGGGAGCGTGTAATGAAGGTTGAGATCGTAACTGAAAAGTTATGATTTTCAGCCAGCAAGGCAAAACAAATTTTACGTTGACTCAACGGCTATACGGGCTGATTGGGAAGATATAGAAAAAGGCAGAACATAACACAAAAACAAAAGGTATCCATTCTGTATGTGGCATAAGTCACAAAGCATAGAATAGCACATAATAGCAGATCACAGCACCTAACATAACAGTACAGCGTATAACACAACACAACAAAGCGCCGCAAATTTCTTATGTCGCGTACCGAGTGGATGCCAACAAAACAAACTGGTAGCATTTGCAGGCAACATGAGTTGCCTATCGCAGGATAGAACAGTACAGCATAGAACAGTACAATACAACACACGACATCACATTTTATGTTGTCTGCAAGTGTTACCAGAACACTTAGAGCTTTCACTTGAGGTGCGGCATAAGTCGCAATAAAGCACAAGACATCACATTATACCACAATACATAACAAGACAGAACAGAACAGTATAGAACATTGCAACACTTGTGCCACACCTCGAGCGAAAGCTTAGATCAAAACAAAAAAGGAGAAAACAATTATGGCAAAGAAGGAAGAGACACAGGTTATCGAATTAAAGCCGTTAAGCATCAAACAGGCAAGAATTACTATTGCAGGTGATGGGGATTTGGTGCTTAACAAAATGAATGATTGTAGCGCCAGGAAGCTTACTGACGAGAGAAAGAACAAGGCTAAGGACACAGCAGCTACAAATGTATGGGAAGAAGTGATCACCGCCATGCACTGGTATGACGGAAAACCTACAGACTTTACGGAAGAAGGCTTAAGAAAAGCGCTGACTAACAATGCACCATGTATTACAGCATTTGGTTTGAAAAAGTCATTCGGACAGGCTGTTGTGCAGAACAAAATTGACACTTACGCAACCAAATTCAACGCTGCTGTAAATGTCATAGCAAAGGGCAATCTGGTTCCAATCAAGTTTGCAGAGCATTTCATTGATGAAAAGCTTATGTCACCAAAGAAAGGCGCTCCAGTGCTTGTACGACTGAATAGATTCAGCGGATGGAGTGCAACATTCACCATTCAGTATACAGAGAATGCGTATTCTCTGGAACAGATCTTAAACATCATTCGTCTTGCAGGTTTTGGAAACGGAATCGGAAGCGGAAGAACTAGCGGTTACGGTCGTTACCACATTGAGAGTGTGGAAGGATGAACGTAAGAGAGGAGTTTTTCAGATGGTTCTAACATGTTTAGCCAGCGGCAGTTCTGGTAATTGCTATGTTTTAAAGGATAACAAAGGCAAGATGCTTCTTCTTGATGCAGGAATCCAAATCATGAAGATCAAAAAGGGCTGCAACTGGAAAGTATCTGATATTGTTGGATGCGTTGTCACACATAAACACAGAGATCACTCGGAAGCAGTCAGTGATCTGGAAGAAATGGGAATCCCAGTCTACAAACCTTATGAAGATAACTCCTATATCGGTGGCTATGGTGAATTTAGAATTGTATCAGTTCCAATGAATGATGTGCATGGACGCTTCAAACATACCGATGCAGACGGTACAGAGTGTCCGTGCTATGGATTCATCATCGAGCATCCAGAGATGGAGCGAATGCTCTATATTACTGATACAGAGTTTGTAAGGTGGCGATTTAAGGATATTAACCATATCCTGGTGTCTTGCAATTACCAAAAGAAGTACATTTCAGAGGATGTCACTGGTAAACGATTGCATGTCATTAAGGGGCATATGGAGCTAGAAACGTGTGCAGACTTCATAGAAGCTAACACAACAGACGCACTCCAGAACGTCATTATTTGCCATTTAAGCGCAAATAATGCAGCGCCGGAAGAAATGGTCACAAGAATAAAAAAAGTCGCAGGAATGGCAAATGTGGACGTTGCAGAAGCAGGTAAGACCTGGCAATTGTTTAATTACGAAACATGCCCGTTCTTGTAAGAAAGGAAAGCAAATGAGCAATAAAGAAGTCTTGAAGATATTAAAGAAGAAACTTGATACTTGCACCAGAGCAACTGAGCAAGCCTTGAAGAAAAAGGACTACAAGGCAGTTGAAAAATCAATGAGAACCGCGTTTGTATTCATGAAGGCACATAGCGCTCTTAAAAAGCAGATTCCACAAAAACTGGTTATTCTAGCAGACAAGAACGCATGTAGCTGCTCTGTATGTGGAAACATCATAAATGATTGCCTTGCTTCCTATTGTTCAAAATGTGGACAGAAGATTGATTGGGAGGATTGTTAAATGTCTATTGCAAAAAGCGATGAAATCAAAAACCTTTTGTTTAGCAATAATCAATTGATGGTTACGACAGCACATCCACATACCTATTGCCGTGCAGTACCCCTACAAACGGCATGTGAAATAGTCAACAACATTCTTGAAAACAGAGACATGCATAAAACAATTGCAGAAGAACCAGTCGTCTGCACATCAAATGGAAATGTATATGAATGGTGTTGCCCGACATGCGGCACACGGTATGAATCAGAAGCAGGTGCGTGCGTACACTGTCCGTACTGCGGACAGAAGATAGATTGGAGCGATTATGATTCTGAATGAAATTTTGAAGCTTATGGAATGCTTTCCTGGCAGCAGTATTAGCAGCAAGGGATACTTGCTTTTAAACAAGCAGCGTTCTGGTTTTTCCATAGCTGACATTGAGAGCGAAGAAGATCTTAAATGTAAATTGCTTGAATATGTGTCAAGGGACGCTTGCAAAACAATGGTTTATCAGCAACACGTAAGGAACGTAAGATTTTGGAATAGAACTCGAAAGAGTATAAACCAGTATCTGCAGACAAATTTTTCTGATGATGACATGCTTGATATATACCAGTACTTAGGCAACGGTATCAGGCACAAGCTCACTAAAGAGTTTGTAGAAGGTGGATATGATCTAAAACTGATAAAGGAGGCACAAGATGAACGAGATTGAGATCGGAACTCCTGTCTATCACGTAGAGGAATACCGATTAACCAACTATGAATTAAAGCAGAAAGGATTCGAAGGGTTCGACAACTACGGACTTGAAGTTGTTGAATCGGTTGTTATAGCCGTGACAGACACACATTTTGATACGATAACCAAAAAACGTGACATCGGAAGCAATACGAATAATATACATCATTGGGAGAGATTAGCGCTTGGAAGAGCTGTATTTCTGAGTAAAGAAGAAGCTGCAGAAGAAGCTGATAACCGTGCGCATGATATCCAGTTAGGATATCACTGCTCAAAATTTAGCCAGCGACCAATGTATAAGAATTGGCTACACTGGCAAGATACAGCTAAGGCAAAGGCACCTAAAAAACAAACAGGTCATAGATCAAACTTTGTCGCGAAAAAAACTACACTTCCAGAGGAGCTTTACATTGCCTGGAGAGACGGAAAGTTAACCGGACCAGAAGGTGCAAAGAAGATAGGTGTTTGCGTCACGACTTTTGAAAGATATGCAAGAGAAGAACTTGCGAAGAGAGGTGATAGGCATACCATCAAGACTGGCAATAAAGTGCCACCAAAGCCTTTGCCGCCAATGTTTGATGAATGTTTCGAGCAGTGGAAGCTCGGATTGCTCTCAGGCGAAAAGGCGGCTAGACAATGTGGGATATCACATACAACATTCCGTAAGTATGCAAATATCCGATTAAAAGAGATTGGAGAGCAGAGGAAGGGAATCCAGAGAGGAGTGATTCTTCCACCAAACTTTACAGATGTATATCTGGAATGGGAACAAGGAGATATTGGATACAACGAAGCCGCAAAGAAATGTGGTCTTGAATATTACACATTCAGATACTATGCAGAGAAAAGATACAATGAAAGGATGGACGCAGGAGTGTTCCGGTATTAAAAGAAAGAAGGACCTCAAAGTGAAGAAAAATCAGCAAGTCTTACTGGCTGAAAAGCTAATTGCACCTACGCTTGGTTTTCAACTTGACATGACAGAAAAAGAGAAAAAAGATTTTCTCAAAGCTATGCGAACAATGTTTAAATTGAAGATCAAGCAGGAAATAAGACCAGAGGAAGAGCTTATGTACACCCTTACAAGGCAGAGGGAACTAGGAATGAGAAAGAAAAGAATAAAACTTTAAAGAAAAGAGGTGTTCCATATGGGAAAAGAAGAAGATAAAGAGCCACGCTGCGTATTGACTTTGCCGTTATATCCAGAGCCTTGGCAGGCGGATATCATTGAGAAAAGGTTTCGCATTATGGAACACATCGAAAATTCTTTAACAGCTCTGGAACTTCGAAAGCTAAAAAATGTGGAAAGAACTAAGAAATATAGAGAGGTAATGTCTGCGATAAAAGAAGAAAAAGATGATAAAAAACGTAACAAACTATGGAAAGAAAGAAATAAGCTACTGAAAGATGCTGGAATTAGCCAGTTTGATTTTATCAAGGATATATCATCGTTGCAGAAACATTTCGCCTCACATATAGCTCAGAAAGTAGGAGCAGCCGCAGCTCGATCTCATGTCTGGAGTGCTTTTGATAAAGTCGTTTTTGGGAAAGGACAAAGGATTCATTTTCATAAAAAAGGAGATTTGAAAAGCATTACATCTGGATACTTTGGCGTATCTATGGCTGTTAAAAATGGATACTTTATTTGGAGTGGAGGAACTAAGGATGAAAAAGATAGAAAAGTTAACCCAATAACAATAAGCATAAAGATAAAGTAACCTGAAACTTATTATGAAAAGGAAATGTTACAGAAACAAATTAAGTATGTAACTATAGTTCGCAAGTGGATTAAAAACAGATATAAATATTACCTACAATTTATGCTTGTCGGAAATCCGGTAGCAAAGCCAAGAATAATCGCAAATGGCAAAAGAGTTGGGATTGATATTGGAACCAGTTCTGCTGCAATAGTTTCTGGTAAAGAAATAAAATTGGTTGAACTTGCAGATCGTATTCAAAATAACTACGATAAAGAAATTCAGCTACAAAGGAGCATGGATCGTAGCCGCAGGGCGATGAATCCTCAGAATTTCAATAAAGATGGAACAATTAAACGAGGAATCAGGCTTATATGGGCAGAATCCAAGCACTATAAAGAAATGAAAGGGCAGGTTAGAGAGCTTGAGCGCAAGAATGCAGATATTAGAAAATATCAGCACACATGCCTTGCAAACTCTGTACTGTCACTTGGAACAGAGGTTTACATAGAGCAAATGAGCTTTAAGGGGCTTCAAAGAAAGGTAAAGGAAACTAAGTATGACAAAAGCGGCAAACCAAAGCGTAAAAAGCGTTTTGGAAAGTCGATAGCAAATAGAGCACCAGCAACGTTTGTGATGATTTTAGAAAAGAAACTTTCTGGAATTGCAGGTGAAGAATTGCGCAAGGTAAATACATTCACTTTCAAAGCAAGTCAGTATGACCACACAAACAACACTTATCAGAAGAAATTGCTGAGACATAGGTGGGCTAAACTGTCTAACGGTGACAAAATTCAGCGAGATTTGTATTCAGCATTTCTTTTAATGAATAGCGATACCGATGTGCAGCATACAGACCAGAATAAATGCAAACGTAGCTACAAGAAATTTAAGATACAGCATGATGAGTTAATAAAAGCTATGCAGGAATCCGGTAAACGCTATCCTAAGAGCTTTGGAATTAACTAGCACCGATATCGCCCATACATAAAACAGCGGCACATCGGCGCAATATTCAGAGGGGTCAGGCATACCCCAACTTGCCGATAACCAGTCTTATTCAATAAGATAGGTGGCAAGAAATCCTATTTGGAACTAAATTCAGTGCTATTACGCTGTCAAAACCGTGATGGAGAAGGTTTATAAGTACAAATAGGCTTACCACATTAAATATAGGCAACAAAATTGAACAAAATCGCTGTTGTGGTTTACATATGTGCGTAAGTTGCCAGGAGAGTTCTGAGGCAGAAACCGAGGCAGAACTCCCAGTTGTGGTTTACATATGTGCGTAAGTTGCCAGTTGAGTGGTAAGGCGATTGTGCACATGATTCATGTTGAGGTTTACATGTGTGTGTAAGTTGCCAGGACTATTTGCAGATATTGCAACCGTCAGCAGAGGGTTGCAGTTTACATGTGTGCGAAGTTGCCAGAGAGATCACGCTGAAAAGCGTATCAAATAAATTTAGGAGGTTCGGTATGAACAAAGTAATTTTAATTGGAAGATTAACCAAAGACCCAGAAGTGCGTTATACACAGGGTCAAGAGACAATGGCGGTAGCCAGATATACGCTGGCTGTAGACAGAAACCGCAAGCAGGATAACGGCCAGAATGCAGACTTCATCAACTGCATTAGCTTTAAAAAAAATGCAGAGTTTGCTGAGAAATTTCTGCACAAAGGAACAAAGATTGCTGTTACTGGACGCATCCAGACAGGTAGCTACACAAATAAGGATGGACAGAAGGTGTACACAACGGATGTAGTTGTGGATGAGCAGGAGTTCGTGGAAAGCAAGAAGAATACGCAGCCAGCTCCAGAACCAGCACCTGCAGGTGGATATGAAGGTTTTATGAATATTCCAGATAATGTGGAAGACGAAGGACTACCGTTTAACTAAAAAAGAAGGGAGAGGTTTGAGATGATTATTGTAAGACAGGATAGAAACGCCTTTTACAACTGGGACAATGTAATTGACATTTACATTAACGGACTTTCAAGAACAGAAATATTATTAAAACACGTTAAAGGCTCAAACGAGTCGACTGATTACCCAATTGGCAAATATAAGAACGCAGAAAATGCCAAGGCTGCATTCGAGAAACTTATAGAGAACATTTCAAAAGAGATTCCACTTGTTGTTGTGCGAACCGATGAAGAAATTGAGAAAAGTCAGAATGTAGCGTAGGAGGGTATGGATAGTGGAAAAGAAGCATGAAATGTGGGAATTAAATCAATTGCAGTCCCTTCCCTTAAACGCAAAAATTCAGAAAACAAAAGACAACATCCAAAACTGGGTAAATGCCTTTGGAAAGGAAGCAGTGTATGTATCTTTTAGTGGTGGAAAAGATAGTACGGTATTGCTTGATATCGCAAGAGAGATTTACCCACAAATCCCTGCAATTTTCGTTGATACAGGCTTGGAATTTCCACAGATCAGAAATTTTGTAAAGATGTTTGATAATGTGGAGATTTTGAAACCTCAAATGAACTTTGAACAGGTCATCAGAAAATACGGATATCCATTTATTAGCAAAGAGGTTTCTGAGTGTGTATATGGTGCAAAGAAGTACTTGGCAAGCATAATTGAGTCAGGAATCCTTGACCAGACAGACAGCTTATCGAACGATTTCATCTTGAAGCAGTCTACGCAAAACAACATCATTTGTATCAATACGAAGTTTCCCACCTATTTGGAACAATGCAACAGTGCAGCGCTTTCAAAAATGAGTCCAGGAGGATACGACAACAAATGGCGGAAGATAAACGGATTGGGAGAATACTTAAACAAGAAAATGGTGAACAGAGAGGGAGGCGCGAACCAAAGACTTGCAATTCTGACGGGTATGTTAACAAAAGACAAGAACCACCCGGTAGCGGAGAATGTCCCTAGAAAAGATAGAAGTATATTTTCCATGGAGCATTATCAATTCTTGCTAGACGCGCCATTTTATATATCTAACAAGTGCTGTGATGTAATGAAAAAATATCCTGCACATATGTATAACAGAACAAAGAAGCGAGTACCAATCACTGGACAAATGGCATGTGAAAGCAGGTTAAGAACACAAAAGTGGTTACAAAACGGATGCAATGCTTTTGATGCAAAGAATCCAATCAGCAATCCAATGGCTTTTTGGACAGAACAAGACGTTCTACTATACATTTACCTGTATGGAAAAGACATGGTTAATAGAAGAATATCACACATAGAAATTGAGAACGGGTGCGATATTGAAGAAGTCATTAACCCCATTACAAATACAAATTATGAAAGAGAAGATTTTACGCCAATTTGTAGCGTATATGGAAATGTTGTAAAAGACTTTCAAAAAGAAGGACAAGTCGAACAGCAAATAAGTCTTTCTGATTATGGAATTTTTGATAATGAGCGCCCTCTTTTGAAAACAACTGGCTGTTCAAGAACTGGTTGCACATTTTGTGGATTTGGTTGTCATATAAAAAAAGATGACCGCTTTATGCTTCTGAGAAATACAAACCCTAAAGTATATGACTATGTAATGAGAGGAGGAACATTCAATAAAGCTGGTTGTTGGGAGCCAAAACAAGGCTTAGGGTATTGGTTTGTTATAGAGTGGTTGAAGGTACACGGAAACCTTAATATTATTGCTCCTGAAATAGAAAACTACGTGGAAAGATACTCTACGAAATATACAAAAAAATATTTGAGAGGAGAAAATATTTGAAGAAATATTTAAAAGAAATAAAAGAAGAAGCTGCGCTTTGCCAAAAGTACATAGATGAGTGTGATATATTCGCATCCAAAAGTGAACATGAAAAGCTTGCCTTGAAGATTGCTTCTGACTGTGAGCAGACATTATCGGCACTTGCGGATGAAATCAAGAAAGACAGATGGATTTCCACTGAAGAAGCAATGCCAGAAGAACACGACAGTATATTTGCAAAGTTCAAAGGGACTGACAAGTGGTGCAATTCGTTTTGGGAAAAAAATTCAAACACCGTTTTAGTAGTACTAGTCAATAATCATGATGAAGATAATTTTGTAGTTGGAACAGGTAAAACCATTGGCGGTGAGTGGACGACAGAACCAATGCTACTTAAAGACAGAATGCATGTTGCTTACTGGATGCCGTTTCCAAAATTTGAACCGAAGGAGGTTAAGGATGAATAAGAATGATTTATTAAAAAAATTTGGTGAATTAACGGAGGTATAAAAATGTCAATAGTATCAAGCTACGGATTAAAGGATAAGAAGTGCATTTCGGTAAATATTTATAGCACTGACGCAGCTGTAATTCTTCGTGACTTCCTTATCAGGGTGGCTAGGAGCAGGTTGGAAAAAGGAAAATTCAGCGAAGCAGAAGTGGCACTCCACGATGCAAACGAGCTTACAGCAGCCATGGAAGAAGCCTTTGAGGAAGAATCCAATGGATAAAGAAGGATGCTGCAGACCTAAAGTATGGTGCCAGTATATATTTGGCGATCAATGTTGGATAAGTTGCTTGCCGCAGCAAAAATGGCAGTTTAAACGCAAGGAAGGAGGAGAAGTTACCATTTTTAGTGAAAAGCGTCATATCAACTTTAAAATAGCAGAAGAAGAATTTAAAGCGCGTTGGTTAGAAATTGAGGTGAAAGGGAAATATGATAAATTTACCGCAGAATGATTATCTCAATGTTGAAAAGAATGGAATCACATATTCCTGTTGCACGCTTCGCCAGAAGGTGCGCCACACAATCGGACTTGATTATGCCACACGGAGAACGCTTTATAAACACAATGGAAAGATGCATTTCAAGCCCACCAGAAATTACTTCAATGGCAAAGATGAGGAACTTGAAAAACTTGTTGATGCAGGTTACATGGAAAGCAGAAGATGCGGAACAACAAAGGAAAGCACCACATACTTCTTCACAAACGAGGGGCTTGATTGGCTAGAAGAGCAGCTGCACATCACAATAAGGAGGCGAAAATGATAGAAATATATAAAAATCTATTTATAGATCACCATTGCTTTTTTGTAAAACTTGGACGCAGACACAAGCCATGCAAAAGTGAGCCAAGTGCAAGTATTGGATTTATTGTAGAACAGCAAGATGGCAAATGGACATGTGGAGCAGGCAGGTATTACGATGATACAATCAAGCACGATATGGTTCTGATTACAAAGAGTGAGGAAATTATTAAACAGGCTATCATTAGTGCCGTAATCAATGCGTATAGAGAAAGTTCTGGATATGATCTGGGTTCAGAAAGTAAGGAAGGTGCAGCCAAATGAATAAACGGCAGAGAAAGAAACAGTTCAAAAAGATTCACGGCATGAATCCGAGGGATTATTTCATGAAAAGTGAAAATGTTCCGAATGCAGTTACAGCTTTCGTTAATTCGAGTAAAATGATCAGATTGTTATGCAAAACAGATGGCAAAACTTGGGAAATTTGTAGAGTATGGTGGGGACAGTCAAATGAATAAAAGGCAGAAAAAGAAGCGGTTTAAGAAACTTTATGGTATGAATCCGAAGCAGTATCAGCAGGCTATGCAACTGGTATCGCTTGAAGAACCATTGAAAAAAATTATGGAGTTAGAAACAACTACATTTACAGATTTGGGGAGTTGCTTTGAAAGAATTAAAGATGGACTGCAAAAATCAGTTTCTGCTTTGGGAAAATTGAGCTGCGAATCGTTCTATTTTTGGGTAGAGCAAATTGAAAAGGAGCTGAAAAAACGAAGATAAAAATGAAGTTTGAACGAACTAAAAGCATGACCTACTATTATTGCCCGATTTGTATGCTGAACTCCACAAATAAAGCAGAAATAGAAAAACATTTCCGTGAAGGACATCAAGTAAAAGTAAAAAAATACATACATTGCAATATTTGCGGAGAAGGTTGGGATGTACAGGCATTTGGAGAAGAGGGCGCCAGAAAGCGAGCAGAGCAATGCTGCCAAAGCCATATTGATAATGGGAAAGCAGATCAGGAAGCTAGCATAAGCTATTTTTATTCACATGGCCGGTTTGGCTATGTAAAAAGTGTGAAAGGAGGAGAGAGGAAAAATGATTTTTGTATTTGAAAAAGATAAAAGAGAAATTCATTGCTATAGTGAAGTCGATTGTCTATATCTAATTGGAAATAAAGTGCACATTTGCAATGTGGTTGAAGAATACAGTTCGGAAGAAATGGCAAACAAAGCATTTCGCACCATTCGTTTTCGAATTGGTTGGGGATATGAAATTGCCCGTAGTGAAGGATCAGTTGCAGTTCACATGCCTACAGAATATGAGTTGAATAACGAGAAAAAACAGTTTGAAAATCCGCTGTATACAATTGCAGTATACCGCATTCCACGTGATGAGGAATCTTTTCGAAAATATCTAAAAAACCTCTTTGATGATATCCTAACAGAAGTAGATTACATTATACAGGGTGATACCGTAGAGGATTTAGAAAAAGAATTGAAAGATAAGCCTATATGGGATGGGAGTTTTTACACTCTTTTCGAAAATTTACGCTATGAAGACATTGCGAGTGGGGAATTTCATTTTGGAGAAATTAAGAAAGAAATTGAAAGATTTGAAAGGAAAAAGAAAAGAGCATATTGCAAGTGGGAACAAGAGAAAGATGTATTTCATATCAAAACCAATTGCAGTAGCGATGCTATATCTATCGGGACTGATTTGTTGAGCAAAATCAAGTACTGTCCATGCTGTGGCAGAAAGATTAAGTTTATAGGAGAAGATCAATGAAAAATAGTCATGACGACGCAAAACTAAATAGCTTAATGGGAAAAAATGTAAGGGTGACATTTTTTGAAGGTACACAGTCAGTTGGAAAGCTTGAACGCGATTTTGATGGGAAATACAGAGTCGATAACTGGAGGTTTCGTAAGAGCCATATCAAGAAAATAGAGGTTATTGATGAATAAATACAGCAACATTGCAAAGGCAAAAGCCATAGAGCAGGAGAATAAAAAGCGATTGCTGAAAGTCAATCCCCAGCTGAACGATGAAAGCGGAATCTACATTTTGACCAGAAAGGATGAGAACGGCTTCCGGTTTGCGTATATTGGGCAAGCCATGCACATACTTAGCAGGCTGGCAAGCCATATGGTTGGCTATAAACAGCACATAGACCTGAGCCTAAAAAAGCACAAACTGTATTCAGAGGGCAATCCTTATGGATGGAAGGTTGAACACATGAATGTTCCTCTTGATCAGCTTGACGAACAGGAAAAGTATTACATCAGATTTTATGCAGAAAATGGCTATCAGCTTCGAAATGTCAGCCTGGGTGGACAAGGTGAAAACCGTTCAAGCGGAACTATAGGAGACAGAAAGCAACCTAGAAGCTACTTAGAGGGCATACAGCAAGGTAAGAAATCTCTAGCTAAGGAATTATCATCTATTGCTGAGAAACACCTTACAATTGCTGTCAAGCCCGAAAAACAGGGTAACAAGGTTTCAGAGCGCCAGAGAGATAAGTTTATGGAGCTTATCAGTGTTGAGAATTATGAGGAACCAGGAAAGGAAATGGCAGATGAGAGAAAATGATATTAAAACAGTTCCAGACGAAAGTCATTTTAACTTTAAAGGATTTGAGTGGATTGCATTAGATAACAACGTAGACGGTGGCGTTCTAGCAGTTATGGCATCCAGTTGGAACGGGAAAGAGTATCGTTTCGATGAGGGCTGCCGCAACAACTATGCAAAATCAAGCTTGCGCAGAAAGCTAATCAAGGAACTGCTTCCTGTGTTGGGTGAAGATAATCTTATTCCTCATAAGGTTGATTTAGTAGCTGACAACGGGGATGACCGTTACGGCACAGTTACGGATAAAGTTTTTATCCTAAGTTGTGATGAATACAGAAAGTACCGCAAGAATGTTCCATTACTCCCTGAGTGCATGTGGACTTGCACACCTTGGTATATCACAGACTCCGGGTACTGTGACTACGTTTGCCTTGTGGACACAGATGGTGTTCTGCACAGCAAATATACGCGCGGCACGAGTGGGGTTGCCCCTGCTTGTGTATTCAATCCAGAAAAAGTGAAAATAGAATATCAATTTGCAAATGTTAAGGAGAAAACAGAATGACAGTATATGAATTGATTCAGAGACTTACAGAATTTCCGAGTGATGCAGAAGTAGATTTTGAATTACAGAAAAGTTTTGGATGGCCAGCAGTAGTTGATACAGATGAAGGAACTAGACTGGTGACTGCTAATGTAAGCCTAAATGAAAGGTTAGACATAGAAAACTTTCACTTTTATAGACATAACGATGATTCATCAACTTTATATATTCATTTTAATTTTTAAAGGAGAAGTAATGATTAACGAACAGGTTTTGCTTAGAAAGATCAATGAACAGTTAAAAGGTATGCCAGAGGCGCGAAATAGAGTCAAACGCCTGATTTATTCTGGATTGGGTAGATTCAATCAAGCTGCCAGAAGAGGGCTGCAACCATGATGAAAGTGAAGATGATTTCAGCCATGGTTATGTTGCTGGATATTATGATTGTATCAGCAAAATCAAGAAGCTGAATGGCTTAGGATGAAAACATGATTTAATTATAAAAGACACCGTGGGGGTTGGCTGCTGCAGCAACCAACTTCCTTAAAAATAAGTATCTAAGTAAGGAAGGAGAGAACACATGAAGATCTGGACAGAAAATATTATTTTTACAGATAGCAAAGAATATGTTTTTCCAAGAGTGGAGGTAGAGAATGAAAGTATATAAAAACCCTTTTGTAAGTTATCCATGCTATTTTGTAAAAACGGGAGCTGGATGGTCTGCAAGAGGGGAGGCATCGAAGAGCAAAGGATATGATGTGGAACTGCATAATGGGAAATGGACATGCAGAGACGGTTGTTATTATGATGATACAATCAAGCATGAGTTGATTCTGGTAGGTGAAAATAGAAAGTCCATTCACAGTATCATAAAAGAAGCAGTAATTTGTGCAGTATTAGAGCTTGTAAAGGAGGAAGAAAATGAGACTGATTGATGCGGATGCACTGAAAGAAAGAATCGACAAAATTTGTGACAAGGTCAAGGAAGACTATGAACATTCGGACTTTGCACAATACATCAAGAGGGTAATGATAGCGCAGATTTTAAAGGATGCACTATTTACAGAGATTGACAAAGAACCTACAGCACAGACATGGGTGACATGTGAAGAGAGATTGCCAGAAATGAAGAAAGCAGCTGCTAAAAATTCATTTTTCATTGAGTATGATTCAGACCCAGTTATCGTACAAACAAAGAGAGAAGAAATTTTCCTAGCGATTTGTAGAAAGACAGAATATACAGACAGCATGTGGAAAACTACGATTGGTTGGTATACATTCGGAACAAACGGCAGAAAGATGAAAGTAATGAGTAAGGTTGTAGCATGGATGCCACAACCAGAACCGTGGAAACCGAATTTCCCGAACACAGAAAACGCAGAATCAAAAGGAAAGGAATAACGAATGCCCGGTAAACCGGGTTGATGCGCAGTGATCTGTGGTGGCGTATCAGAAAATTTAAACACCGTGGCTGAAAAGGTGTGCAGTGGAAACGCTGCACACGCAATTGATAGCAAACGAATTATGATCCACGATACATGCATTTGTAGCGTGGTGTTATGCAAAAATACAAAGTGTGCTGGTTATCAGCAGGAATCTCTAGTTTTGTTGCTGGATATTTGGAAAAGGATGTTGACGAATGGATATATATAGATATCGCTGATCAGCACCCAGACAGTCTGAGATTTATACACGATGTAGAAAAAATCATTGGAAAGAAAGTAACAATTTTAAAATCTTCCGAGTTTAACTGTGTGGAAGATGTGGTAAGAAAATACAGATTTATCAGTTCCCCTCATGGAGCGCCATGTACAGGAATGTTGAAGAAAGCGGTTAGAAAGAAGTGGGAAAACGAACATTTGCAATATCATTTGACTTATGTGTGGGGCATGGATGCAAGCGAAACACATAGAGCAGAGAGCATAGTGGCAAATTTTCCAGAATTTGATCACAGTTTTCCACTAATCGAAAGAGGATTGTCGAAGCAAGATTGCCATGCTCTTGCACAGAAACTTGGTATAAAGCGCCCTGTAATGTACGATATGGGCTACAATAACAACAACTGTATTGGCTGCGTAAAAGGCGGCATGGGCTATTGGAACAAGATTAGAAAAGACTTCCCAGAGGTGTTCGCAGCACGTGCGAAGCTTGAACGGGACATCGGACACAGTTGCATCAATGGTGTGTTTCTGGATGAATTGGACCCGAACAGAGGAAGAATGAGTGATGAAATAATGCAGGATTGCGGAATAATGTGCTATCTGGCATTTAACGAATCAGAAAGGAATGGCGAGAATGACAAGGAAAGAATTGATAGCAAAAGTCAAAAGCAAGCCGTATGAAGAAAACGTAATAAATACGATTAAAGCATTACACGGACTAGGCTATGAAGAAGCAGCAAGAACCATGCAGGAATTATACACTGATGCAAAGGCACTGACTGTTACTGCAAAAGCATCTGGAAAGTACTCAGATGATCCAGAACTTGACGAGGCGTTAAGTGATTATGCTTCGATGAGAACAAAGATAAAGAAACCGCTGACTTCAAAAGCTCTTGAAAGAGCAATGATCAAGCTTGAGTTTTTGTCTCATGGAGATAAGGACTTAAAGATTCAGCTGCTTAATCAGTCCACTGATAACTGTTGGATAGGCATTTTCCCGTTAAGGGCAGAAAAAACATTCGAAAGAAAGCTACAAAATCCACAGCGCTCACAGTTTGATGCCATTTTAGGCAGTATATCCGATGACTGAGAATGATGCAAAAAAAATAATGCTAGTGATGACTGTAGCATATCCAAACTATAAAGTCGCAGATATTGATGCTACCGCTCAAATTTGGGCTAGGCTACTATCAGACTACACGTATGCACAGGTTGACGCAGCACTGAGAGCCTATATTCTCACTGAGAGTAAAGGATTCGCCCCAACAATAGGGCAAATTGTTGAAAAAATAGCATTATTAAACCAACCAGAAATTCCAACAGGTTTGGAAGCATGGGCTATGGTTCGCACTGCTGCTTCCAATAGTACATATCATGCAGAAGAGGAATTTGAAAAACTGCCATCATGTGTTCAAAGAGCTGTTGGAAGTCCTGGCAATCTGGAAAAATGGGCTAAAACAGAACAAACAGATCTTGAAACAGTGGTCCAGAGTAACTTTTTAAGAACGTATGCAACAGTTTTGACGAAGCAAAAAGAAATTCAAAAGATTCGAGGAATCAGCTCGACTGGCAAGCAACCTTGCTTGCCAGAGTTTGAAATAAGTATATAGGAAGGAGCACACAGATGACACGAGCACAAAGGAGACGGGCTGAAAGAGAAGCAAAAAAAGGAAACAAAGTCGTAGAACAGCGAATCACAGGTGCGGAAGAAAGCATAAGAATTGCTTTGTTAAAAGAAAATATTGCACGAGACGTTGATCGCAAGCTTTATGACAAATACTACCAAAAAGCAAATAAAGACGCTGTGGACAACATATACAGCATCATATTAACATCATTTGGACTTGCCCTGGCAGATACTTGTCCTAATTGGAAGGCTGAGGCAATTGCAAAACGAATCCAGAAGACAATGGACTATGTTGACAAATTCTCAAAGGAATACGACGGAGACATTGAACGTTTTATGAAAGAACTCGAAGATAGAACCGGATTCTCGTTTGAGATAGATTCTGTAAGCGGAAAGGATGAATAGTATGGATTTTTTAATTGGTTTAATAGCAGGGCTATTATTTGGCGGAATTACTGGTGTGCTTGCAGTTGCTTTGTGTGCTGCATCAAGCGCAAATGAAACCGATGACGAAAGAAAGAGGGAAAACGATGAGAATTAAGCATTTGAAGTTAGATAATTTTTGCAGTTTTTACAACGGAAAAGCTATAGACACAGATTTATACAATAAGACAGAGGTATCTGGATGTAATGAATCTGGAAAAAGCACAGTTAAGAGAGCTATTTTTTGGGTACTGAATTGCAGGGGTGAGAACGGCGAAGAAATTACTGGAATCAGGCCACACGATAAATTGGGTAACGAGATTAACGATATTGAGGTTACAGTCGAGATGACCGTAGAGCTTAACGGTTCCAGCAAGACGTTTAAGAAGGTTTCTCGTCAGAACTACAACAAAAAGGGTGACTTCACAGGCAATGTTATTGACTATTATATCAATGATATTCCGAAAAAGGAGTGTGACTATGAAGATTTTATTGCAGAAGAATTGGTTCCTGTGAGCGCACTTTCGAACTTAATCAATGCTAAAACGCTCTTATCAAAGAGTGCTGCTGACTGCAGATCAATCTTGGAATCCACCTTTGGAACGTGCTCCAATGCAGAGGTTTGTGAACGTTTTCCGGAGTTCTCCCCTCTTCTCCCACTGCTGGATGATGGCAATGTTGATGAGTTAAAATCAAAATTTAATACTATGCTGAATGGCAGACGCGGAAGGAATGGCACTAAAGGACTACTTGATATTCGTAAAGAGTTTCCGAGCCGTATTGATGAGGTGGAAAAGCAGAAAATTGTCATTGATGAAGCCTTGGTAAACAGTCAGATTGCAGATATTGAAAGCAGACTGAAAGATAACCAGAGTAAACAAGCTGATGTGCAGAAGGCATTTGATGAGCAACGTACAATTCAGGCACAAATTTATAAGTTGAAGCAGGAGCAATTAAAAGCCACTGATGACGCTAATGCCGAAAACAGGAAAAGAATTGCCGATTTAGATGCTCAGATTATGGCAGCAAAGGAAGAACTTTTCCTATCCAACAGTAGTTTAAATGCCAAAGAGCATGAATTGCACCAGATTGACTCCGAGATTCGGGATCTTGAAACTAAGCGTTTGAAACTTTCAAGTGACTGGAAAAGCAATAAAGATATGCAGTTTGATGAAAATTCGCTGATTTGCCCGTATTGTAAGCGTGAGTATCCATCTGATCAGCAGGATGAAATGCGAAAGCATTTTGAAGAATCAAAGGAAGAAAAACTGCAGGAAATCACAGACAATGGAATGAAATGCAAAGAAATCATTGATGCTTTACGCGAAAAGTTCAATGCTGCAGATGCAGAGCTTTCTGCCCTTCGTGAAGAATCCAATAAAAAGTCAAGAGTTGTCGATGATTTAGTTGCTCAGAAAAAAGTTATATCCACTTTAACACCAACAGAACCAGACGAGGCAGCAAAAGCCAGATCTGCAGAAATCGCAAAGCTTGAAAGCCAGTTAGAAGCAAATACTGCAAATGCAACGTTTGCACAGCTCAAGGCAGAAGAAAATAACCTTCAGCATCAGTTATCTAGTCTAAAAGCAGAGCTTGCAAAAACTGAAATAAATGCCAAGATTGACGCAAGAGTTGCAGAGCTTAACATCGAGCGCCGAAAGAATGAGCAGCTAATTGCAGATACGCAGGCACAACTCGACTTGCTCAAACGCTTCAACATTCGCAAGCACGAGCTTTTAGAAAGCAAGGTAAACGAGTATTTAGAGTACTGTCAAGTGAAATTTTTCAGACAGCTTGTGAATGGCGACCTAAAAGAAACGTGTGATTTCTGTGTAAACGGTGAACCATACGCTAGAAACCTTAATCACGGTGCAAAAATCTTAATCGAGACAGATGTTTGCAAGGCTTTTCAGAAGAAATACGCTACTACCCTTCCTATCATCGTAGATGACTCTGAATCTGTTGATAATTGGAAGATACCGGATATGGATAGGCAGCTTATTATTCTCAAAAGAACTGATTCTAAGGAATTAACAATTAAGGAATCATGATGTGATCCGTGAAATTACACAAACTTACCCAGTCTAAGCTTGATGATTACAAACTTAGAAGTAATTTCACGGACGATGAAGAGATAACATTTGATATGTTATCTAAAGGCAAATCTATCAGCGAAATAGCAACCCGGTTATCTGTGTCGACTAGGACGGTTGATCGCAGGATTGCCGATATAAAATCAAAAATCAACCAACTATAAATAGTCCCCTGGTATTTATGATGCTAGGGGACTATTACAACATTTTTTAACATTATTTTACTGTAAAGAAACGTCACATGTATAACCTTAAAGATATTTTTTATAACTTTTTAGTTCTAACTATTGACTTTTTAGTTCTAACAATGTATCCTATAACTGAGAAAGGAAAAAACATTATTTTACTGTAAAGAAATGTCAAATTAGGTTAAGAATTGTAAAATAATGTAATCACAAAGGAGGTTTCACTATGAAAGTAATATGTATTGCAAACCAAAAAGGTGGCATTGCAAAGACCACAACAGCCACTACACTTGCTTCAATTTTAATGTCACAAGGTAAGAAGGTCTTGCTTGTTGACGCTGATCCGCAGGGCAACAGTACGGACACTTATAGAGCAGTGTCCAAAGATACAGCAACTCTCTACGATGTTATTTTAGATATTGAAGATCCGCTTCCAATTGCGGAAGCTATTCAAAGAACAGAAATAGGCGACATAGTTGCGTCCGATCCAGAACTGAAAACAGCAGATCAAAGATTCCCAAGCGATGGGAACGAATATTTTAGATTGAAGGATGCTCTTTCTGAATTAACTGGTTATGACTATGTTATTATTGATACAGCTCCGGCAGATAATAAGCTGCTAAAAAACTGCTTAATTGCTTCCGACAAGGTCATCATTCCTGTCACTGCAGACCGTTATGCCATTCAAGGTCTGTCAGAACTGAATAGAACCATCACGGGCGTAAAGAAAAGAAATAATCCTAACCTAGAGGTTGCAGGACTCTTGTTGGTGAAATATAAGAGTCGCCAGCTCCTCGCCCAGGAAGTTAAAGCTTCTTTGGAAGAGATTGCCAAGCAGCTCAACACAAAGGTTTTCTGCACAACCATTCGCGAAAGCATTGCCGTACAAAAGGCACAGGCAACCAGAACAACGCTGATGAAATTTGATTCAAATTGCAATGCTGCTATTGATTATGTACAATTTGCAAAAGAGCTAATTGAGAGGTGACGCAATGAGAAAGAAAGATAACACCACTACTACTTCTTTTGATGTGACAGCTGGCATTGATTTTACAGATACTAGCGAAGCCGAGATTCCAAGCATCCAGCCGGCGGAAAAGAAATCAGTTTTTGTCTCTGCTCCGGTTGATCCAAACAGAGTGTATACGCCTGGATATAATCCAACTCCGAAGATTGGTCCAAATGGTGGATATGTAGGACGCAGAGAAGTCCCTGCAGCTGAGCGTAAGATTCAGTTCAGTGTATCATGCACAGAATCGCAAAAGGCAGCCTTTTCGGAAGCCGCCCGGAAATCCGGTCGTACTTTGGCAGGATTTGCTTGCTTTGCCATTGAGGAATACATGCGGACACATGATCTATAATTCTTTACATTATTTGACATTTAAAAAAGGTTTAATAAGGTAAAGAACTGTTAAAGGAAGAAGGTATTTTATGGAGCAAGTAAACTTGATACCGTTTTACGCTTGCGCTATCGCGTTTGCACGCCATATACGATTAGATTTAGAAAGCGAATATGGCAAGAATGCTGTAGCTTATTATAATGCTGCAAAGCAGAGCGAATATTACAATACTTTATTTTCGGAAGAGCTGTCTTTGCAAACAGAAGAAGCTTATAAAAAAGCACTCGGAATCGTCGAATATAGCTACACAGAAGATGAACAAGCACAGACTTCTTTGGATATTCTCTTCAAAAAGGGATACAGAAAGCTATACAACATTTTTAAAAAGCTTCCAAAAGACGAACCGATTCATTTTAATAGTGTAATCGGAGAAGCCATTTATGCAAAACTTGCAAAGTCAGATCATGTTTCGGACGATAATTTTAATGGTCATTTATTTGCAGGCTATTACTTTTTAAATATGTGGCCACAAGAGTTAGTGCAAGAACGTAAAGAATGCGATGAATTACTTTACTTTATTGCAAACTACGGATATAATCCAGAACGTAGAATACAAAAAGGCTTAAAGAAATATGACTGTGCTTTTCAGGAAAGAGCAAAATCATACATTAGTCAACTTCCAAAAGATTTATTTAAGCAGATTCAGTTAGCGCCAAAAGATGAGGAATTTGGATACACTACAGTGTTTGATATTGAATCACTTTCAAGTGTTTCTATTTTTTCTGAATTACAGTTCGCACGTGAAGATCTGGAAGCAATAGCAATTGCTTATATGCACGGAAAAAGAGGAGGAATACGTGAGGATTTCCTGACTTATGCAAAATATACGAGCTATATATTAGGTATGTGTAAGGCATACAAGCAGTCTAAAGAATACTACTTCCAACACAATCGTGAAGACGTGTATATTGAAGTAGAGAGCATTAAAAATGAATTACTTCAAGCAAAATCTGCATTATCTGAATCTCAAGAACGCAGGATATCTGAACAAAAAGCTTGTACTGAGCAGGTTCAGCGCTTATCTGATCAGATAAATCTACTCAAACAGAAGAATGATGCGCTAAAATCTGAGCTACAAAAGGTAGAGGGCGAACGCAGGGAGCTTTATGCTTTGCGAGAGCACATATTTTCGTTGGAATCCGATACGGAAACCGAAATTGTAAATGAGCTGTCTAAAGAGCAAATTCAGCAATTAAAAAACATTAGTGGTACAATTGTTGGAGGACATCCAAACTTGATAAAGAAGCTTAAAACTTATCTTCCGGATTGGCAATATATCAGTGCAGGAGATGTCAGCACTGTGCGCAACGCTGCACTAAAAAAATCTGACTTTGTGTTCTTCGTAACTGCTCACCTGAGCCACAAACTGTATTATGCCATGATTGCACAGGCTCAAGATTGGAATGCAAAAATCGGATATTTGAGCCGCATAAATATAGATTATGCATTGCAAGAAATATATATATTAGTAAATAGCAGTATTTAACCTTATTTGACATTATTTTAAAGTAAAGAACTGTTAAATAAAGTAAAGAACTGCAGAAAGAAGGATATATATGAAGAAAGAATTTAATTTGCTTGACGAAAGCTGGGTGCGTTTATTGCTTCCAGATTATACCATTAAAGAAGTTTCACTCACGGATGTTTTCATTCACAGCCACGAATACATGGATTTGGCAGGTGAAACAGATACTCAAAATGTTGCAATGATACGGCTGCTTCTTGCAATTGCTCATTCTGGATTTGCAAGATTCGACTCAAACGGTGATGAGATTCCGCTTTTGAACAGGGATGAAGCAATCAGCCGTTGGAAAAGCTATTGGAATCTCGGTCATTTCCCAGAAGCGTTTTTAAAATATTTAGAGGAATACAGAGAACGTTTCTGGCTTTTCCATCCTGATGCTCCATTCTATCAGGCAAACGAAGCTAAAAAAGGTACCGCTTTTGGTGCTGCAAAGTTAAACGGAGAAATTTCTGAAAGCAACAACAAGGTACGAATTTTTGCAACAAGAAGTGGAGAAGCAAAAATGCAACTAACATATGCAGAAGCGGCTAGATGGCTTCTTTTTATCAACGGGTATGACGATGTTTCTGTAAAGCCAAGTAGGGCAGGTTTGCCTTCAATCAGTATTGGATGGTTGGGGCAAAATACTATTGTTTACGCAATCGGGCGAAATCTTTTTGAAACACTTATGATGAACCTAGTTCCTTTGCAGAATGGTAATGGAGAATTGTGGCCTAAGCCTTGCCCGATATGGGAATGCTTGCCGCGATCCGATGAGCGCAAAAAGATTGATCCACCTTCTACCCCAGCGGAATTATTCACGCACCAATCGCGCAGGATATTTCTCAAGCGTGAAAATGGGGTCATAACCGGATTTAATGCATTGGGTGGGGAGTTTTTTGATAAAGAACGTGTTGTAGCTGAAACCATGGCGCTTTACATTTTAAACAGTAACAGCGCTAAACCACTTCGCTTATTTAACGATGTTCCATTGTGGCAACTACTCGACAAGATACTTTACAACAATCAAGATACTGTTACATGGTTGCGCTTAATCGGAATTAGCAGCGCAGGCTTTCAAACTTGCGGAATGATGTATGACTCCAAGGCGATGAAATTTGTTGATGAATGTTCAAAAAGATTTACAGCAAATCTCGATCCTAACTTTGCAGATTACATATCTGTTGGCATTGAGCTGTGCCGTTATATCACAAATGAAATTGGCGTATTATCCTACAATATTCAGATGGCTAGTGGCAAGCAGAATCCGACTGAACTTAAAAAATATGAGTTTTCTAGTAACCTAGATTTGATTTGGTCCAGATTTCTTTCATCAAGCGCCACCGCATTTGAGTATTTTCTAAGAATGGTCAAACAGTCTGCACTGGACTTTTCCAAATCTTTAATTGATAATGCATCCCCGACATCATTTAGAGGTCGAATAGTTACGGTGAATGGCAAGGAAAAGTATTATTGCACAGCAAAGGCTTATAATTCTTTTTTATATTATCTCAACCGATTGATTCCAGAGGAATCCAATAGTCTTGAAACTATAGAAGAACATTTAAGCTCTTACAAGGCAGATCTTAAACCGAAGGAGGAAGGTGAGTAAATGGAAAGCAAAAACACATTTTCGAACATTGTAAAAACAATAATGTTTAAGAAAGAGATGGACGGAGTTCAGCTTGCAAAACTGTTAGGGTGTTCTCAATCTAACGTGTCCAAAAAACTTAGGTTAAATAATTTTAGAGAAAGTGATATACGTCAGATATCTGAAGCATTAGGATATGACGTTTCTATCAAGCTTACATCAAAGGACACAGGAGAGGAATTGCAGATGCTGTAATAGCGTATTTTACATTTCTTTACATTATTTAACTTTATTTAACAATATTTGACATTTATTTACAGTAAAATATTCTTTAAAAGAGTTGTCGGTTTATCTGGCAGCTCTTTTTGTCGTTAATATGTCGTATCCCTGTCGTTTTTACATCTTATTTTTATGGCACAATACAGTCAGAATAAGAGGAAGGAAGGTGTGAATGATGTTTCCTGAATCATTTTTAACTAAAATATTTGAAAGACCAGATGTATGTATGATTCCAATGCAGTATCAATCAGCAATGATTCAGGCCATTGGAGAGGTCCTTGATGAGGAAGGAGTGATAATCGACGATGCCGATACCAAATCAGATGTATCAACCGTACAGCCAACAGACAATGTATGGCCAATATAATAGTTATTACCCGTATCAATATCAGCAGCCGCGTTATGATCTGCAGCAAAACCAACCGCTTTTTAATCAACAGCAAAGCATTCAGCCACAGCAGCAAGCTGGATTGAACGGAAAGGTCGTGCAAGCTGTCGAACAAATTACTGCGAACGATGTACCTATGGACGGCTCAGTTGCCGTATTCCCAAAGCAAGACATGTCAGAGATCTATACAAAATCGTGGAATGCAGATGGAACCATTAGAACGATTGTATATAAGCCGTACACAGCTTCACAGCCAAATGCGGCAAATAGTTCAGCCGACATGTCCAAAATGAAAATAGGGCTATCTGACGAGGCTACAGAGGCATTTATGGCAAGATTTGATAGCCTTGAAAAGAAGTTTGATGAACTGATGCCTAAGATAGCGCCTAAAAGGTCCGGAGGCTTAAAGAAGGAGGCAAATGAGAATGAATAATCCATTTCAGCTATTTCAAGCCATGAGGAATCCACAACAATTTTTGCAGCAAATGGCCGGAAACAGCCAAGCCATGAGCAATCCTATTTTAAAAAATGCTATGGATATGGCAAACAAAGGCGATACAAAGGGTGTAGAACAATTAGCACGCAACCTTTGTAAAGAAAAAGGGATAAATGTTGATGATGCTGTTCGCCAGATAAAAAGTCAATTTGGAATAAAATAATGGGTGAAATTTTATCACCCATTAGAAAAACTACTTATACACTTTTTCTGTAAAAGCTCTTTCAACAGTCCAACCTTTTCGGAGGCGATTATGAAGAACATCCCAACTTATTCCGAGCAAATCAGACCATTCTTTTAGAGTTTTGGTTTCTCCGTTATACTCTATATTCAAATTATTTGATTTGTTTATAGCTTGTTCTCCAGAAGTTGCCCAACGACAATTATTTGGCTCATAGTTACCATTATTGTCAATTCGATCAAGTGTGTAGTTCTCAGGACGTCCACCAATAGATTCGGACCATTCTACAAATTTCCAAAAGTCATGCCATTCTTCGCACACGGTTATTCCTCGTTTGCCATATTGGTAATACTTTGGATGGTTTGGGCTTTCACAACGTCCGATCATGTTTTTCCATAGCCCATATAGTGGATTTTTAGTTCTTCCATCAATATATGCCGGACTATTTTTTAGCAAACAACCGCAACTTTTCACTTTGTGATTTTTAAACAGGTAAGGCAATACCCTAACTTTATTTCCACAATCACATAAGCACTCAATATACTGCCTTTTATCAGATGGCCTTCTTTCTGAAAGACCTATTGCTGTAAGCATATTAGATCTTTGACCTATATAATTATCTATGCTGATCTTAGGCTTCCTTGAGTAAGAACAGGACCCACAAGATTTCTGATGCCCCTTAATAACTCTGTCAGGAGCAAAGGAGATAATTCTTCCACAATCACACTTGAAATCAAACCCATTTGGGATATCTGAATTTTTTGATTGTGAAATTACAGTAAGATGGCCATATTTTTTCCCTTTATAATCGGAAATGTGATACTTGAGCATAAAAACAACACCTTGCCTTTCGTGTTTTTAATCGCCTACCAATAAACGTGCAGAAGTCACTAGGCATTGTGATTTTCGGGTCGCGATTCCCTATCTGCACAAAGATATTATAACACAAAAATATTAAAAATGATACTAATTCTTGCAAGATTATGTATATAAAAAATTATTACGGAGGTAAATAGTATGTTTAACTCAGGAAACTGTAGTGTACCATTAGTGGCTAGCATTGATGGTAACGGCAATAACAACGGCGGCTGGGGCAACGACGGCTGGGGGCTTATTTGGATCGTTTTGATCTTCGCCATTTTCGGCTGGGGTAATGGCTTCGGTGGCTGGGGCAACAACGGTGGCGGAATGGGTTCTACCGCAGCAGCCTACACAGATAGTGCAATTCAGCGCGGCTTTGATAACCAAGCAATTGTCGGAAAACTAGACGGAATTACCAATGGTCTTTGTGACGGATTCTACGCGGCCAACAATAGCATGTTAACTGGATTCAACGGAATCAACACAAACATCATGCAGACTGGATATGGCATTCAGCAGGCTATCAACGCTGATACCGTAGCTAATATGCAAAATACAAATGCTCTGCAGGCACAGTTAGCACAATGCTGTTGTGACAACAAAGAAGCAATCTCTAACACCAATTATAACATGGCTACACAAGCAAATGCAATTCAGCAGTCCATTGATAAAGGCTTCTGCCAGTTAAACTATAATGCAGCAACCAATACACGTGATATCATTGACAATGCCAATGCAAATACCCGTGCGCTGCTTGACTACCTTTGCCAGGACAAGATTGCTGCCTTACAGGCTGAGAACAATGATCTTCGCAGAGCTGCTTCACAGGATCGCCAGAGTGCACTGCTTACCACAGCAATGGCATCTCAGACACAGCAGATCATCAACGCAGTTAATCCAGCACCGATTCCGTCATATCAAGTTCCTAACCCAAACGTGTATTACGGATGCAATAGTGGTTGCAACTGCTGACAAAATTAAATATCGGTATCTTAACCAAAACGGTTATGTCTGCTAACTAACGCAGTATTACTATCAGCAAAGGGGCAGACTCGAAATAGAGCCTGTCCCTTATTTTAAGGAGGTATCAAATGGCAGAATATGTTGCAGTCGCAACGCAGGAAGTTGCGGCAAATGAAAATGTAACTTTTACAAACACATCTGTTAAGGGTTCAAACTGCATACAGCACCGTGAAGGCAGTGGAATCATTACTCTTAGAGGTCTTACGAATCAGTGCCAGGCACGTTTTTTTGTAGGCTTCTCTGCAAATATAGCTCTTCCAGCCGGGGGAACTGTGGCTCCTATATCATTAGCAATTGCTATCAGTGGTGAGCCAGTGCTTGCTTCCAAAATGATTTCAACACCAGCTGCAGTATCTCAATTCAGCAATGTGTCCTCAGGCATTTTTATCAGTGTTCCACGTGGCTGCTGTGTAAATATTGCAGTTGAGAATACAAGTGGCGTTGCTATTGAAGTTGCTAACGCAAACCTTATAGTGACTAGAGTTGCTTAATTGGAGGTAGACTATGCATAAATGGGCTAAAGAGATCTTGGAATGTGTTAAAGAAAAAGCTAAAGCTATCGGAATTGATAATTTCGAAGGTCAGAACCTTGATGATTTAAAAGATTGGACCGAAATTGTTAAGAACATTGCTTGCTTTGATAAAGATTATCGCATCGTTGAGGCAATGGATAAGCTGCAAAACGATGATGAAATCATGGAAATGGTTGAGCAATACGGTGATTACCCGTCACGCCGCTATTACGACCGCTACAGATATGCTAACGGCAGATTTGCCCCAAAGGGTAGAGGGACAAGAACCACAGGCAGACGCGGTTATGACGAACCACCTTATTGGCACATGACACCAGAAATGTATTATGAATGGGCTGATATGCCAGAAGAAGAGCGTATGCGTGATCTTGATAGACTCCGCTTTGGGCGCATGTACTACTCTGACCCACGTAGAGGCTCCCAAATGCCGTCAGATGGTAGAAGCGTAGAAGATATGGGAATGAAGTCAGAAAGCCGATATGACCGTGCTAGAAGGTCATACAGTGAGACTAAGGACATGCACAAAGCTAATACCAAAGAAGACAATGACGCAAACATGCGAGGGCTTGAGTCCTTGCTAGCCGTTATCGACGAAGATCTTAAAGAGATCATGCCAGGGCTTTCAGCTTCCGAAAAAACGATGATGAAAACCAAAATGACAAACTGGGTACAGCGTATATAATCAATGGTACAGCCGGGGGCAAATGCTCCCGGTTTTATTTCAATTGCGCACTTATTATAAATGTGCTATAATGGGGGTATCAAATGTTTTTTACAGTAAATAACAACACTTGGCAAGTTTGCTTTGTCAATCCTGGTGATCCGCAGTTGCAGCGCAGTGACGGAACATATACACTCGGCGTAACCGACAACAATTTAAAGACTGTCTTTATGTGTAATGATCTGTCAAGCCAGATGATTGATAAAGTGCTGTGCCACGAATTAACACATGTTCACGCAATGGAATACGGATACTCTATCCCGATTGAAACAGAGGAAATCGTCGCAGACTTTATAAGTCTTTTTGGCAGGAGTATAGTAACTGTTGCAGACGAACTTATATATCAGCTTTTAGGAAACAATACAATTAGGTACTGTGCATAAAATAAAGATCACAGTACACGCACGACTTTAGGCAATGTGCCAGAAAGGAAGGCAGATGTACACAAAGATTCACACGCAAAAAGACGTTCTCCGTGAGCGATATCTTTATCAATCCGAACTTACTCCACTGGGATTTCCAAAACTGCTTCCAGTACATGCTGCTCTGAGTGGGCTTAATGCAGTATCATTTTGTGAGGCGATGAAAGAAAAAAATCCGAAGAAGGCGCTTTGCCACTTTTTTATTGATGATGCACGGTTCGAGCCATTATGGAATCAACCGCAAAAGTATCTTCCGATGCTTGAAAATTTCAAATATGTCTGTGCTCCTGACTTCTCATTTTATGACTCTATGCCAAAGGTCATGCAGCTGCATCAAGTGTACAGAAGCCGCGCCCTTGCATGGTGGCTATTTATGAACGGCTGCAACGTCATCCCAACTGTAGGTTGGGGAAGCACAGAGACGTTTGAGTTTTGTTTTGAAGGGCTGCCAGAAGAGAGTACGCTGGCAGTCAGCACAAACGGCTGTTTTACCGATCAAGGCAAGGAGTGTTATCGACAGGGCTTCAAAGAAATGTGTTCCCGGCTCCATCCCGCAGAAATTTTAGTCGTTGGACGCCCTATCGATGTGGACGCAGATGTAAAAATTACGTATCGAGAATCGTTTGGACAGCAACTTACGAGAAAGTTGAGGGGATGATATGGGTAGTAGAAGTGGAAAAAAACATGAAATCAGCATAATAACCTATGTTGGCAGTTTGAAGCGCATCAGAACCGAGGAAACTGTCGGAAATATCACAGTCATAAGAACCGAATACAAACAGCAGAAGCAGAAGAAGCACCGTAAGAAAAGCCGATAGATTTTGACATTATTTTACAGTAAAATAATGTAAAGTAATGTAAAATACTGTCAAGAACTGTAAAATAATAGGGATAGATTTGATTCTATCCCTACTTTTTAGCTATACTTTAATATTATATCTTTTATTTTTGCATATACCATTTAAATGGATACGCAATTTCGCTTTCTCGTGCCTCTTCTGCGTTTTTGTGGAGCTGTATCAAGTTATCAACTGTGTCGTCGATCACAAAACCATCTGCTATTTTCCCAAATTTATATCCGCGACAAATTTTTATTCTATAATTTTTATCTATCCTTGCTAATGTTTCCCATGCTTTTAACTCTTCGGCAGGCATTTGTGCTAAGTATTCTTCCTCACAATGACACATAAATTCTATTATTGTCATCATCAAGTTTATTGTACGTTCTATATCTCTTTCTTTTTCCGTTTTTTCATCTCCATCATCGTCAACAAGTTTTTCATATAATTCTTCTGCAAAATCCGGAATATACCCTTTATCTTCTAAATAGTTTTTATCAACAGAATCAAAAAATTCTTTACCTGGAATAGGCTCTTCGTTTTCTGGATAGACTTTATCAACAAAATCAAAAAACTCTTCAACTACAATTTTAACTGCCTTTTTCAGAGCTTCGTTTTCCAAAGAAATATAATTGCTGTACAAATCGCATGTTCTATCCAGCAACCATCCCCATTCTTCGCGCCCTCTCGGCCAATCATTTTTGGCAAGTGGCTTGCACTGCGTTACTGCTTCAATTACTCGTTTCATTTTTTCTTCATTCATTCTTGTTTTCCTGTTCCTTTCTTTTTATTAAAAATTCGTGACTTTAGCCAGAAGTTTTTGACTATGCTCTAATATCATGTACAACTGGTGAAAGATCCTGGACTCTGCTTCCTATTGCTATAGGTGGCAACCATCTGATCACAAGTTTTCTGTTTCCTGCCTTTTCACTCCCTATCCAGAAATGATGCCAGTGTGCGCGGCGTACATGCGGAGTCTTTTTACTTCCTGCGGCAGAGGGTAGTGTATCAAGGTTTTGTTCATTTGCTTCTGTCTTGTTCTTGTATACATTGATTTCCCTAACGTTCCTTATTTCAGCTCCCACACGGTATCCTGCATCCAACACCTTGGGAATCTCCTTTGCACCAGAACGAACATATTTCTTTCTTGCTTTCTTGTTTTCTTCATTCTCGACAATATCTACATTCTGTGACAGTATAAACAGAATCATTTGTATTGTGCTTTGAAATATTTCGCGATCTTTTCTATATGTTTCTTCAAATTTCTCCGAAAACTCCGGCAGCCCCACTCTTTTATAGTTATCAATTCCACTGGAAATTGTATGGTCTATGCATTTTTGTAATTTATCAGACGATAAGGTTAAAAAATAGCTCCTTGATTCAATTCTGTTTTCATCGTCATTAAAGAAAAGTCTTTCAATCCTTAATTCATATAATTTAAATTCAAAATCATAATTCAAATATGTAAACCTTGATTCATCACCAACTTGAAGGCATAAACATTTATATGGCAAATGAAGTAACATGTTTACCGGAACTTTTTCTATTCCTTCTGTTTCTCTTAATTCACTATAAAAATCTTCATCAAAGCGATAAATTACTTTTGATAAATCCCACGTTGCCACTGCTGAAATCAATCCTGCAGTGGCATTTCTAAGCCTTTTGAAATACTTCGCATCTGGCTCCCCCATGCGTGCTTTTTTGATTTCTAGCAGTATTTTATCATTAGGACAGTACACAATATTTTCGTCCCATTTTGCGCCTTGAGCTTTAAAATCCTCAATCGCAGCTTTTGCTTGATCAGCCAAATCAGGTTCAGCCTTTAAGAATCCTTTGTACAGTTCTAGTGCCAGGATTCGTTTATTCTCAACTTTTTTCTTTCTCTTCGCCATTTTGTCTCCTATTTTCTTCCAACGCCATTTTAACATCCTCTTCGGTCTTTTCAACTGGTAACTCTTCCAATCGCCAGCCCTTATAAGTATACACTGGCCTAGATCTCCGTGAAGACACACCACGTAAACTACTTGCAATTGCAGTAAAACCACCACGCACGCGTCCAGCTGCAATATTTTCTGGTACATCTTCATCAAAGAACCTTCGGCAATTTCTTCTAGCCCAATCCTTCAACGATACTGCTATATAACAATTTCCTAGAGGATCAATTAAAATCCACTTTTTAGCAGTTCTGTTTTGCGGTCCCGGTTGTCCTTCTGGCAAAGCATGAGCCGCTTTAGTTGCTTCTTTTGCAAATCGTTCACGAGCCGCTTTTACTAATTGACTTTTCTTTTGAGCTTCAATTAGAGCAGGCGGCATAGGTGTCCCCTTTTGCGTACACAAGCCGTGTTTCTTTCTTAATTGTGCCGCACATTTAGCAGAACAACATTGTTTTGTATCACTCGGATGCCAAATAAATGGCTTTCCACATATTACACAGTTGTGGTATTTACGTCTTCTTACGCATCCACATGTTACACATCTGTAAAAGTGAGATGCCTGCATTTCTTTTATATTTCCACATTTTAAGCATTTCACTTTCCAAAGGCTTATTCTTTTTCCGGTGTTAGGACTAGCGTATTTATTTTCGGAAGCTCCCAGCACCACCAAATCTCCATGCCGTTCGCCTGTTAAATCTTTCTTTGCCATTGCCGACTCCTTTCCCTTGTCAATATGCACTATTATAAGATAGCAGTACTATTTATGCATTGTAAGTATTATACAAAAAGTTCTTGACTTTTTCAAGCCATCACGCTATCTTAAAAATGAAGATGATATTTATTCCGGCTTCGGTCGCTATTCACAGGCAGTGAACCGTCTGTGTGGATTGAAATAAAATTATAATTGTACGTGCGAGTACAGAGAACGTCTGTTTAAATATGCTTCATATCCTCCTATCAAATACTTCCATAGTACAGTGCAACCGCCATACCGCCGAAGATCAGCACACTGAGTAGCAAGTCACCAACGCTCTTTGCTACTGCATCAAGCATTTTTTCATGCTTTTCTTTTTTTTAATCGTTGCCTTGAATCCTCTTGACCTTTGGCAGAGAATGGCACGCTCTGCACTGCTGCACATCTTCTCAATCTGCAGGCTTGATTCCCAGATTACCTTCATTTTATCACCTCTTTCCGTGTCACGCAACCTTTTCAATAATAACAACCGCCGACAGTGGCGCTTCATATCGGAAAAAATCAGATGCATTTTTAAACTGTGAATCCATCACTGGGATATACTCGTCTGGGTAGATATGAGCCGTAGAATACTGAATGCAACCCAGATTCTTTACGGATGCGTGCAATATGCGCTGCTCTGTGTATGCCTTGCCGTCAATTTCGTGCTGCACTTCCCAGTGTGCCACCACACCTGGAGTCTTTACCGCCTCGAATACTCGCGCCCATGACACAAGAGCCACAGCATCAAGGCTTACAATCTTTTCCTCAAGCTTCTCAAGCTCCTCACCGCGTGCCTTGAAAAGCTGCAGATGCAGCTCTCGCGGCGCGGCGCTGATAGATACCGTCTGTAAAATCATCGTTCGCCCTCGCTTTCTTCTCTCAACAGTTTCACAGCCTCCATCTGTGAGTGTTCGCCATACCACTTAACCGGCTTATGAAATGCCACTGCAAGCGTGGAAATCTCACCAGATGCACGCAAAAATTCACGCACCTTCAAAAAGTTCTGCATATGTTCTTCGTATGTATTCATGTTTTACCTTCCTTCCTTTTGTACAGTATCTATATTATTTTGTAGATATTGTTATTGTCATATAGCCATTTTTTATTATCTCCGTGATGCTTGCCAAATGTGGCAAGTAGTGCATGACGCCGTTTCGTGTAGCTCTCAAATCTTTTACCGGATCACCCCGGCACTACAGGGGTAGCCCTCACCGGAGGCGGTCACACCGCCCAAATAGTGTCCCCAGGTCGTGAACCTCGCCGCCTAAAGCGGAGAAACGCAAAACTTAAAATTCCTTAGCGTAGCTTTCAGCATCTGCCAGAGTCCGGCACAACTTGCAAATATTACTGTATTCACCATCTACAAAAATCTGCACACTGTAACCATAACCGCGAAGTCTTGCCGGGTGAGTGTCGCCCAGCAAGACAATTTTTGTTGTGATCATCGCTTTCCTTTCTCTCTTTCAAGCCATTTTCCGGCCAATTCGCCTTCTTGCTCAGTTGCCTTTGTAATTTTTCCATCTGGATATACACGGAAGGCGTGCCACTTGTAAACCCCTACAAAATATACAACGTCTTCCTCACTCATGCAGGCGTAAAAATCCTTGTACATGTCAGCACTGTAAAAATCAGCGTGTTCCTTGCCATAGCTCAGAACCTCGCCTGCAGTCTTTAAAAACTTGCCGTTTCCGGCATAGCACCAGCCGCGGCCGCTGTCCTTCGTCCAGATCTGGACGTTATAACGGAAACCGTACGCCATAGCTGGGGCGTTCTCACTTAACTTAATAATGTGTAATGTTGTCATAACTTTTCCCTTTCTTGCCTGCCATCATCAGCGCCGGGAGGCAATCCCCAACGGACGCCCAGCCTTGGGCGTTTCGGCTTAATCCTCGTGGATTGAATCATCGAAAAAGCTAACCATGTCAACCGCTGCTGTAAATTTTTGCTGTACTGTGAACACTCCACCGAAGTCCTTGTTATACATCTTCGCCGCTCTGTCTGCAGTATAGTAGAATAGATCGGCCGCTTTGTCTGCGTCATACGTGCCCTTTGCAACTTTCTTTTTCAGATTTTCAATTGCTGGCTTGATCATCTGGCGATACAATGCGCTTTCGTTCGTTGCGTACAAGAAAAGCTCGCGTGCCTCATCAGATGCCTTATAGATCATATTTTTTGTTCTCTTCATATTTTTACTTCCTTTCTGTGTTTGTTGTTTTCCTTGTTTCTGACTGTATTATATAACAACGTACGTGTATATTCAATAGTAATTCTGTATAAATGTACGTGTATATTTTTGTGCATTATGTACGTGTATATTTTTATCTTTATAGTGTATAATTATGCCAGAGGTGGAAAAGAGCCTTTATAATATAAGAAAGGAAAGAAAAACACATGGCAATATCAGACGCACACAAGCAAGCTACTATAAGATATGCAAGCAAGACTTATAAGCGCGTACCGCTCGATTTGCGGCACGAAGACTACACCAGACTACAAGAGGCTGCAGCAGCTGCAAGTCTATCAGTCAATGGCTACATAAAAGCCGCGATAGCTGAAAAAATCAGCCGCGACAGCATCCGATCAGCGGCACCAGATGCAGAAGGACCTGCAGCACCTGCGGCAGAGCCGGAGCCGTCTAGCCAGAAGACTAAGAACTATACGCCAGACCTGGAAGCGGTAGACCTGCAAAGGCTCCTGACTGATGCACGGTATCAGCTTGATATCATGGATATATACGGCCAGGAGCAGACGCAGCGCTTACTTGATCAGGCACGAAGCAAATAAAAAAAGGTGGGCATTTTCGCCCACCTTATTTTTTTAAATGAAATAATATTTTCTTACTGTTTTTTCCGTTCTATTAGGGCTGATGCTTAGTAACTCGTCTGGAAGATATCCGGCCTTTGTATAACCACAACTTACTTTTTCGTATCCGCCTAAATCTTTAAAAAATTGTACTGCATCAAATACATTAAAAACATAAGTTGCCGGTACTTCTTTTTCTTCTTTTTTCACTTCAACCCAACGTGTGCCGCGCTTAGCATAGGTTGTTTTTTCTTCTAAAATCTTGCCGCCGAAATCCTGAAGACTAGAAATATTAGGATACTTCTTGAAAAGCTTTCTATAAGTTTTTGCTAACTCTGAATATAACATTGTTTTTTCCCTTTGCTTGATGTATAATCAAGCTACCTTTCTTTTTTTTGATTGGTGCCGGTTGCGTTTGCTTGGTAGGTAGTGCAACCGGCTTTTTTTGTTTACACCCTTATTATATCACTTTTAAAAGTTATGTCAAGCCTTTTTATAACTTTTTTTCGTTATATTTTTTCTTGACTTTTTGCCATGGAAAAGCTACTATATATATGTAGCGATACACCAAACGCGAAAGGAGAGTGCTATAAGTATGATAAAGTTTAAATTTGATGTAGCTGGCGCACTGGCTACCGCAGGCGTTACAGCCTACACAGCGCAGAAAAGCGGCATTTTATCACAGGATACATGGCGAAAAATTAAGGCAGGGGATACACATATAAGCCTTGAAGCTATTAACCGTATATGCTGCATTTTGCACATGCAACCGGAACATCTTATATACTACGCGCCAGACCAAGCCGAAGAAGAAAAAATTTTAAAAAACTTTCAAAAAAAAGCTTGACATAATAACTTTTTTAAGTTATACTAAAGGCACAAAGAGAGAAAGGAAGCCCCACAGGGGCAAAGGTAAAAAGATATGTCAAAGAAGCAGCAGTATACAACAAAGTTTTATGAGGGTAATGGTGGCGTTATTGATGCAGTGACACGCGATGAAAGCGGCAAGGTTGTAAACGTTTTCAGCGGTTTCCAAGATGGTTCCATCACAGGTTTGGAAGTCCTGGCAGCAGCTCGCGAAAACTGGCCAGGTGCAGACCCGTTTGAGTCTTGCCAGTGGGGTGGAAAGACTATGAAAGAAGTAGCAGAAGAGCTTGAGGAGATGGAGTATCATCCGGAGTATGGCGATTTGATCGCAGAGACGAAGGCAACACCAGACCGCTACACAGACGCCCAGTATATCGAGCGTGTTGAGTTCAACTGGCGCCGCATGGGTGCAGCAGGACATGAACTTTTTAAAGATTTAGACGTGCCGGAGGCCGTAGCATATCGCATCAAGTCTAGCAGAGAATGGAACCCGGACGACTGCCGCCGCCTGTGTGAGCTGGCCGGTATGGCGGACGAGTACGACAGCGCCGACAGTGACACCGTAGAGGACGTAGTAAGCGCAGCAGCTGACAAGCTTGGCGTTGAGATCTGGTAAAGACCAAAAGCACCCGCCCCGGAGGTTACGAGGGCAGAAAGGGAAAAAATGAAGATTGAAGACGAAAAAAGACTCATAGAAATTACTATGAGAGTATGGAGCAATGGCCAGTATAGCCAAGACCTCAGCGTTGGTCTTTTAGTTGATGGCTCTTTTAAGTATGGTCAAGGGGCTTATAAGGTGGATAGCGTCGATGACGTCATTGATTATGCTTTGGACTGGCAAAATTGCACAGGTGATTTTGTCGATGATGAAGACCCAGACAACAACCGCCGCGTTGATGTTGATATAATTTCCGATTCAAGCCATGAAAAGCCGTATGATGAGTTCACAGCGAGAGCACAGCAAGTAAAATCTGACGCACTGGCAACGGATGAGGCTGCCAGCCTTTTTGATGGGGGATGGCGAAGCAGTGACTATTACCAGCTGATGTTTGAGCGTAGATGTGACAAAGAAGAAGCCGTCGGCATCTGTGCAGCACTTGCCACTTTTGAGCAGTAATTCGCACCTGCCCGGCAAGGTTAGAGCCGGGAGAAAGGAAGATAAGTTGAAGCCAAAACAATTAAAACGCAAGATTGAAAAGTTCGTGTTTCAGCATGAACTTTTTCTTGGTGGTCATACTATCACCCCTTGCGAGCTAGAACAGCTTACACAATCCAAAAATACAGCAGAAATTTTATCACTTTTAACAATCTCTTCTGGAGATTGTCTTTCTTGCCTTAAAATCACACCATCACAAGCGCTTTCAATTCCTGCTTGTGATCTTGTCGCCCCATATACACGCGGAATAGCTTTTTCAAAGCTTGCAGCAGCAACTTACAGACTTCCAACATGTCAAGAGTGGGACGAAGTTGTTTCTTTTCTCCGTCAGCAGACGCATAATGCAGAAGATTTAAAAGAAGCATTGATCAACTCGTTTTCAGATGCCGTTGTACAAAAAAATCAAGATCTTTTACCAATCGCGCGTGCAGCTGCCGAACCTGGCGATACTCGCCCAGATAGCGACCTTTTGTCAGAGTGGTTCGCAGAGTCCGACAATTATATAAAGCTTTTAAAGCAGTATGTTTATAGTTATATTACAGAATAGTTTCTAAGACAATCCTAAAAGTGGATTGTCTTTTTTATGTTTTCTGACTTTTGAATTGTTATATTCAATTTGTGCAACTTGCACTTTTAAAAATATTTAACTTGATTTATACCTCATATTGTTGTATTATGTAATCAAGCTACTATATATAGTATTTATATGTAGCCTAGATATGGATATATAGAGTATATAGCCCATGATCGGAAAAGATTCCAAGCCGTGCTAAAACACGGTGTTTCTTTTTCTGGTCGTGGGCTTTTTCTTTTCCCCAGGCCTACAGCTTTTCCGTGTCGCTTCCTTATATATAATATATACAGTATATATATTTACTGTATATGTATATGGTATATATATTTAATATACTATCGGTATATTTAATATATTATCAGTGTACTTATATTATATTTATAATTATATGGTGTATATGTATATAATATCTGTATATGTACAGTGTATATAGAGTATATATAATATATTGTCTGATAATATATATTAAGTATATCTGTATAAGGTATATATGTACAGTATGTATAAGGTATATGTATAGTATGTCTCTATGTACTGTATAGGCATAGGTATAAGTATATGTATATCTGTATGTACAGTATATAGATATCTGGTAAGTAGGTATGTGTATAGTGCATCTAAGTATATACAGATACAGAGTGCAGGAGCTGACAAATGATCAAGTCAGAGATAGGCACAGCACAGCCGGCAAATGAGAGATACACAGACAGGCGCACAGATGAGGACAGGCAGCCAGGACGGACACAGACGAGAGTTGGACACGATGAGCACGCACAGAAGGGCGCTAGAAGGGCATAGGATGTGGCTAGAAGGCGTTTGAAGGGAAAAGGCTAAGGTTTAACCATATTTATTCACGACAAAAAGCTAGAAAGGAAGGAGGCGGCATAGAATGCCAAGAGGTGGGAAAAGAATGCCTAGTCTGCAAGATGTAGCCGAGACTATGGAAGGGGATGAACTAGACGCGATTCTGTCGTCTGCCCTTGATCGCCCCAGAAGTCGCAGATGCGGAGCGCCGCAAGCGTTCGAAAACAGCGAAGATGGGCTAGAAGAGTTTCAAGTAGCTTCACGCAGCTACTTTGCACAAGTCCGAGATATCAACCGAAGGGGAGAAATGCGGCTGATTCCTGACGTTGAATCGTGGGCCACATATCTAGGAATTACAAGAAAAACTATTCTCAACTATGAAAAACGCGGTGAAGACTGGCAAAATGCCATTGCATTTTACAAAGGCATCATTACAGCTTGTAAAAAGCAGCTTGCACTTGCTGGCAAAATGCCACCAGTGCTTGCAATCTTTGATCTTACCAACAATTCCGACTATGTCAACGCGTCAGAGTTTCGGTTATCAGCTGAGACAGCACCAGAAGCCAAACAGATAACGGCGGAAGAGTGGGAAAAAGTCATTGATGCAGAGCCAGAAGCCCCGAAGCTATCGGATTTTAAATTGTCTGACGATTCAAATTAAGATTAGTCAAGATTTCTTGATCTGTGTTAATCTTCAAAGTAACATAGAGTACGTATAATGTTTATTATACGAACTTTTAACGGTCAATGGCGCGTATACTCAGACCAGGGCAGCAAAACACTGTTGCTTTTGTATATACAAATACGCACAATTTATGTTTTGCCGCCATAGGATCAGGAGCCGCGACCAGCTGCACGGCCTGTCAGATGATCACGCGAAAAGGGGTGTAGGGGTCTGAGAACGTGCCCCCGGCATGGGGCTACTTAGTCCCCAAAATATTTTTCCAAAATAAAAAGCCCCTTTTAACTCGTAACTACACATATGGCAAAGATAGGGAATCGCGACCCGAAAGCTGTGAGCCTTGACAGTTTCTTTGCCATAATACCAAGGCATACCAGAAAGGTAGGTGTTTGTATGAATAATATAACAATCTTTAACAGTCCAGAATTTGGAAATATCAGAACAGAGGTTATCAACGAAGAAGTATGGTTTGTCGGCAAGGATGTAACTGACATCCTCGGGTACCAAAACGGTAGTCGAGATATTAACCGCCATGTAGATGAAGAGGACAGACATAAGGTTATGCTCTTTGATGGTAATCAGGATAAGGAAACCATCATTATCAATGAGTCAGGTCTTTACAGCCTTATCCTTTCAAGCAAGCTTGAATCTGCAAAGAGATTCAAACACTGGGTAACATCTGAAGTCCTACCTGCTATCCGCAAAACTGGTTCTTACAGCATTAACGAGCGTAAACCCGACTCCTACATGATTGAAGACCCGGTTGAGAGAGCAAAACGCTGGATTGAAGAACAAGAAGAAAAACAAAAACTCATCGAAACTGTTCAGGAGCAAGCACCAAAGGCTGAGTATTTTGATTCTCTGGTAAACAGCAATCTTCTTACAAACTTCCGAGATACAGCTAAAGAATTAGGGTATAGCCAAACAGAATTTACTGGATGGTTAATTGCTAAGGGTTATGTTTACAAAGATTCCAAGGGTATTTTAAAGCCTTACGAGACATACCGTAAGCAAGGACTGTTCCAGATGAAAGATTTTAAAAATCCATATAATCACTTTACCGGGACTCGAACCTTTGTGACAGTGAAAGGTAAAAACACCTTTAGACTTCTGATGCAGGTTCCAGACTAATGAAAATATCAACCAAAGAAATAACCGATGAATGTCAACACTGCGGTGACATACTGGTTTGCCAGTTGTGCCGCGAAGGACACGGAATCAATCGTGAACGAATAAACGTTACCCAAATGGTTACATGCCAGATAGAACACAAGAACAGGAGGTTATCTAATGAGAATCATTTCGCAGTGTAAAACCAAATCTGTTGAGTTTTGTAACGTTGCTTTGCTGAGACGTGATGAAATTATCTTTGCAAGGACTGCAAACCAAGACATGGTACTTGCAGAGTATAAGACTCCAGTCAGAGCAGCTGAGGTATTTGAGGAATTAAACATTTCTGCTTCTAACTTCTCAACAGATATCTACTACATGCCGGAGGAATAAGCAATGGAAAGAAAATTAGTTTTAGTTAAATTTATTGACGGCACAAGTGAAACAATAGAAGCTTATTGCAGTTCGCGAGGTGGATACTATGGCTATCTAACCAAAAAAGAATTGTTTTACGTATCCTGCGCTTCTAACTTCTCAAAAACTCTCTTTCCTCGCGAGTTTGTTAAAGCAATATCCCTTTTGGATGAATAGGAGGAGTAATGGCAAATACAAAATTTGAAAATGCAACAACATGGTTACAAGGTGTTATTTCTGGATATCAAAAGCAGGTCAACGATTTCTCAGCTGCGCCTAATCCAGATGCAAATAAAATAAAAGCATGTAAAGAGCGTCAAGAGCTTTGCCAGTACATTTTGGACTTTATGATTAAGGCTAAGCAGCAGAATGATGTAATGGCTGCTAAGTCAAGTTCTCAAAATACCGCTGTAAAGCCACAGAATGCCACACAATCAATTTCAACTCATTCAGCGGCAAATACTATAGGTAAAGAACAGCTAGAGCAATTAGAGCTTGTTTTGGGGCTTGATGCTACAATCAGCTTTTGTAGAGCCGCTTTAATCTTGGAGCTTCCAGAATTTGGATCAAAAGAGGCACTTCTTGGAACACTTAAAGATTTTGCCACAAAGCGAAGCTAGGAGGATACGTAGAATGATAAAAATTCTGAGACCCGGTACAAAAAAGGAAGTTGAATGTCCAAATTGTGGTGCACTTTTGAGCTACGATATTTCTGACATTCTTGAGAAATCGTCGCACTCAATTGCAGAAACATCATCTGCATCTTGGCTAAGCAGTAAAAATACAACTTACATCATCTGTCCACAGTGTAATAACAAGATTATTTTGTCAGCAACTCGATAAGAAGGGAGTGTCTATGAGCGACATAGATAAATGCATTTCTGCGCTAATCAAGCTTAGCAAGTCTTTTGGAATTGATGCCAAGGCTTTGCCACCGTGTTTTAACCACATAACTGTTACTTTTAATAAAAAATTATATGATGGTACTCTGCACCGCTTTAACTATGCTTTTGAGCTTTGTTTACTGGAAAACCTTGACGCTCGTCAACTTCTTGAATATTTCGAATATGTATTTTTTGATAAAATTTTGGAATATTTTATCGAATGCGAAAAAGAAGCATTCAACGCAGAGGAGTTTTTATGATTAAATTAGAACATGCTGTATTACCAAGCCCAGAACAAATAGAATTTGCTATTGAAGGTCTTCGAAACTCCTTCAATTCATGGCTTAAAAGTGATAGCCATTGGGGCTGTCTTCACCTCGGTGAAGAACGTGATTGTGATACCTGCGATAGTATCCAACCAGATAAATGTACATGGTCTCCACAATTTATAGTTGGCAAAGAAGATATGGCACTTATGCGACGTCTATCTTCATATGGTCCCGATCATCGTAAATTTATGCGTATGCTTCCGGTATGCATCAGAATTACAGCACCACTTTATTGGTGGAAAGAAGCAGACACATATTCCGCAGGCACTTCAAAGAATAGTTGTAGCACCATGCATCGAATTGATGCCAAAGAATTTACATTAGATGATTTCTCAGCAGAGCATCTTATTGGCTTTGAAAGTGCTGAATCTGATTTCCCAATATTTCACGGGGCAGAGCATTCTCCAATCGGCCTGTTGAATCAGACGATCCGTATGCTTAATTTTTACAGGCAAAAATATCTTGCTACCAAGGAAAAGAAGTATTGGTGGCAACTAATTCAACTGCTGCCTGATTCTTATAACCAGACCAGAAATGTAACGCTTAACTACGAAGTCCTTGCAAACATCTATAAAGCACGCCGTAATCATAAGCTGGACGAATGGCGAGATTTTTGCGACTGGATTGAAACATTGCCGTATAGTGATCTTATCACTGGAAAGGAAACGAAATGACATTTAACGAGTATCAGCGCGGTGTAATGAGAACCGCATCAGACGTAACAAAAGCAACAAAAGAAAACATGCTTATGAATGGTATCCTCGGTACTGCAGGTGAAGCAGGTGAGCTTGTTGATCTTCTCAAAAAGCAGATTTTTCAGGGGCATCCATTTGATAAAGAGCATCTTATCAAGGAGTGTGGCGATGTGCTGTATTATCTGGCACTTACTGCTGAGGCACTTGGTACCACTCTTGAGAATATTGCAATCAAAAACAACAAGAAACTTTGGGAACGCTATCCTGACGGCTTCAAAGCTGAAAATTCACTCCACAGAAAGGAAGGGGATATTTAATGTTTGTTCTTATTCTCCGTGTTCTGGCATCTCTTTTCAACATCTTTATGCTGACTAGCATTATAGGGTGGCTGAACGAGAAAAGATCCAAAGAAAGACTTGCCAGTGCTGTAATACTTTCCGCGTTCTTTATCATGAATCTTGTCTTGACAGCCAGTGGTTTGTGAGGATAAGATCACGCTGGGGTTATCGCCAAATGGTAAGGCACAGGATTTTGATTCCTGCACTGTTGGTTCGATTCCAACTAGCCCTGTTGTGCCATTAGCTCAGCTGGAAGAGCACTTGACTTTTAATCAAGGCGTCGTGGGTTCGAATCCCATATGGCACATACGGACCTTTAGCTCAATAGGTTAGGGCAGCTGCCTCATAAGCAGCCGGGTCTGGGTTCGAGTCCCAGAGGGTCCATATGCAGTTTGTAAACAATGTGGTTTTTTCTTTCTCTTGTGAAATCCCTTTCTCTTTTCCCACAAAGTAGCAACTGCAACTCCCCGTGAGAATCAACCTGCGGACAAGTCAGCCGCAACCGTATAGGCGGTCTTTGGGTAGATGCGCAGAATTGGTATTGCAGCAGATTGTAAATCTGTCATCTTCGGATATGTAGGTTCGAGTCCTACTCTACCCACTTTTGCCGCGATGCCACAATGGTACTGGGCTAGTTTTGAAAACTAGTGATCTGTAAAAGGACTGAGGGTTCGAATCCTTCTCGCGGCGCTCCAGTTGCCTAGGGTAGCTCCCGAAAAGCAGAACCTGTGACTGCCTGGCAACTGATTTGTAATCACAGGAATACATTATCGCACAGGAGGTAAAACAGATGTTAGAGAAGGCAAAAAAAGAAATAGTAATATCGGAGGGCAGAGATTTTAAAGGAATCTGGATTCCAGAACGTCTTTATTTATCACCAGATTTAAGTCCTAGGGAGAAATTCTTGTTAATTGAGATATACAGTCTTACTCAAAAAGACAAAGGCTGTTTTGCTTCTAATAAACATTTTGCCAACTTCATTGGCTTGAAAGAAAATAGTATTCAAAAGATGCTTTTAAAATTTGAGCAACTGGGACTGATTGAAAGAATCTTTGAATACAAAGAAAACACTAAAGAAATCGACAAGCGAATCATTATACTCACCCAGAAATTTTTTGATTCTTTTGTCAACGAAAAATCTATTTCTTCTAACATGGAAAAAAATCCATGTGGGGGTATGGAGAAAAATCAACAGGGTGGGGTTGAAAAAAGTCCACAGATAAGTAATACAATAGATATTAAGTATAACAGTAGTTTAAGTGATACAGATAAAGAACATGCTCTATTATCAACTAAAGTTGACAATAGAGATAAATACATGGTTTCGCGCACTAAAAGTGCTCAAAACTCAGGTGGCAAGCCTCAAAAGAAAGAACCTACTGTTGATCCAGATGATTTTATCAAATCTAAGGAGCTAGTTCTTAAAGATGAGCTTCACAGACTGTATTCGAACAATCCTAGAAACATCTTTACTACAGAGCAACAGGAAAATGACTGGGTTGACAAGGAATATAACAGCCTGACTGCTATTATTTTTGAGTTTAACCACCAATACAAAGCATCTACAGGCTTTGACGCTAAGAATCTATCAGACGAGAGTCTTAAACGAGTTGCAAGAAGCTATATCAAGTCACCAGAATCTTTAAAAGATGACTATGATGACCTTCAAAGCAACAAGGTTTTAATTGAAGAGTATCTAAAAACTGATTACGGTAGCAAACATGGAGTGATTGTAAAAAGTTTATCGCACTACATGTCTGGCAGCATCCGAGAAATGTTGTTCTACAAACACTTGTATTAACTTGCTAGCTATATACACGTACATTATGCTAGCTATATATATGTACGTTGATACAAGTATACACGTACACTGGAGGTGCAAATGCAGAATATAGAAATCAACTTTGGGGTTCGCCCATGCATTGTAAAACAAAATGGCGAAGAAAAGAAAGCATTATTCCATATGTGGGAAAATTTTGCAAAGCCTGTTGCAGCGGATTTGTATATTGGCGGTTGTCCTGAGGGACAAATGAGCATGATATTTGGGCTTGTAGAGTATAATGATGGCACGATGGGCGAGGTAAATCCTAGCCAGATTCGATTCGTTGACAATAAGATCAAAGACTATGCTTTTGAGGAGGGCTGATTCATGGTGAAATATAGACCACACAGAGGAGCATTATGCGACGCAATGGCAGAAATGAGAATCTTTGATTCTGTCGAAGATATGTTCCGCTACATTGTCGAAGACTGGAAAGCATATGGAAATCCATTTGATATCGGAGATTTAACCATAACGTGTGATGAAGGAAAAGACGAGCGCATTAACTGGAAGGAAGGCAGATATGTCTGCACCAGGCGAATGCGAGAAAAGATTTTTGACACACCGCAGTGTATTGGAATGTGTTCGATTGAATTGTAGAACGGAGATAATAACATGATGAATATAAAAAATAGTATAACGGTACTCGGATGTGAGTATCAGATTACAGTAGTTCAACACGATCAGTATAAAACGTGTGAGGACTGTGATGGGTGGACTGACCCATATAGTAAAAAAATCTTCCTCATCGACCAGACTGCCAACCCAGACTGTGATCCGATCGCAACTGACCCAGTAGGGCGAATGAAACAAGTGCTTAGGCATGAAATTGTACACGCTTTCCTTAACGAGTCTGGACTTGTCTACAACTCAAATTTTTCGATGCAGGGATGGACGACGAATGAAGAAATGGTTGACTGGATTGCATGGAATGGTGAGAAACTGTATCAGGCGTGGAAGGAGGCAGGATTAGTTGATTAAAGATGATTTGCAAACAAAAGTTGTGGAGCAAGCCGCCCTTATAGCGGCGGCACTCAAAAAAGGTAAAGATGTTGAGGTACGGCGGACCGCAGCCGGAATCAGTGTTGCCGAAGTTAGCAAGAATGTTGTATACCGATGATTGATGTCATGATTAACATTGACTGCAGAGATGGAATGAAAAGTATACCTGACAAGTCGATTGACATGGTTTGCACAGATCTTCCATACGGGATTACAAGAAATAAATGGGATACTCCGATTCCGTTTGATGACTTATGGGGGGGCATTAACCGAATAATCAAAGACAATGGTGCAATTATCCTCTTTGCATCTGGTATGTTCACGGCAGACTTGATGAAAAGCAATTGCAAAATGTGGCACTATAATTTGATTTATGAAAAAGCAAATGCATCTGGATTTCTCAACGCGAACCGTATGCCACTTAGAGCGCATGAAGATATTTGCGTGTTCTATAAGTGTTTGCCAACATACAATCCGCAAATGAAAAACGGTATGCCTGTTAAACGGGTTCGAAAAACTCAGAAAGCAACATCAAAATGCTACGGAAACTATACACCAACTGACTATGAAAGCACACAAAGATATCCAAGATCTGTGTGGAGATTTTCAAATGAAAACGGATATCATCAGACACAAAAGCCAGTTAAACTAATCGAAGAGTTGATTAAGACATATAGTAACCCAAACGACACAGTACTTGATATCTGTGCTGGAAGCATGACAGCAGCAATAGCAGCTGTGAATACTGGTCGCCATTACATTTGTTTTGAAAAAGACCCCGATATTTTTTCAAATGGCGTAAAAAGATTTAACGAATCAACCAATGGAGGACATGGACAATGAAATTAAAAAGACTAATTGTTACCCTTGTAACCGCAGCAATGTTTTCTAGCGCAGCCATTGGCTGTACAGAAGCCGATCAGGTAAGTTCTAATATCTCTAAGCAGGCGGACAACTTCAACGTGACTAGGAAGCTTACTGTTCTGAACGCAAGAACCGACACAGTTCTTCTGGAGCTGACTGGAACATTTGCATTAAAGAACAATTCATCAAATGAACTTGAAGTCATTATTGAGACTGCCGAAGGCAAATATCAGAAAGATTATGTATATCTGAATGACTACACCATGTACGTTGTCGAGGATATCTCTGGCTCGGAGGTAGACAAGTACCATTATGAGATCAATTTCTTGCCAGAATGGGGATTTAAGGCAACTCATCACGAGTAAACTTTACATTTACATAGTAAACACATGCAATACATTCAATTTAAAGAATCATAACAAGGGTTGGGAAATGAATTTTGCTGTGATAAAGCTTGAAAAACCTAGAAATCTGTCACCAAACACTTAGGAAAGGAGAAAAAATCTTTTATGACATACGAAGATGCTTTAAAAGCCTCAGAAAATGGTCAAAATGTAATGATATGGACAGGAGAAGAGTATTTGCACCCAGAATATGTTAAACAGACTCTTGACAACCTTTCAACTGTTCAAATATCTCATGAACGTTTAAGATCTTTGTTGAAAGCCTCAGTAAGTGATGATTGGGAAATTTATACAAAAGAAAGTCTGGAATGGGAAACTGGATATTATCGAAAGCGTTATGAACGCCTGAATCACATACAAAATGATTTTTTAAAAGATCCACTTGGCCGCAACCGCTATAACGATTATACAAATCAGTATTTCAGTGAGAGAATGATCGCTGTAGATGCATTCTACACTCTGTATAGCCTAAAACGCAACCAAAAAATACTTCTGTTTACAACTATTGTATTCTTAGCAACAACAATTATAGCCTTGATGGTTTGAAGGAGGATTCTATGGAAATTTTAACACCTACTTACACATATGAAGAACTTACAGGTGCTACACGCTTGCTGGAAAATATGTGTGATAATTGCATTAAAAAGGACACCGATACTTACGATGATCCAGACAGGAAAAGAAAATACGAAGCACTGAATATTGCGATTGATGCCATCAAAAAACTGCCAGTAAAAAAGAAGGCTATGCTTTCACAGCCAATGGCTGGCAAAACTGATGAGGAAATTGTTGCAACAAGAGAAAAGGCTGTTACAGCTTTAGAGACGAAGGGCTATGAAATCGTAAATACTCTTTTTACAGACGAGTGGTACAGCAACGAGTCAATGAAGGCACGCGGTGTTGTACAGATTCCACTCTGTTTCTTGGCAAAGTCTCTGGAGAACATGAGCCTGTGCCATGCTGCATATTTCTGTAAAGGATGGGAAAATGCTCGTGGATGCCGTATCGAACATGATGCAGCTGTTGCGTATGGGCTAGATATCATCTACGAAGAGGATTAAGCACCATGGATTCAAGAATAGCAATTTTCAACATGCAGGACGGAATCCCAATGAAACGCCGAAAATATCCTGAAATTTGGTATTGGGATGATGAACGGAAGACAATTATGATCAAATATCCTACAGGGCATACAGACGAAAAGCTTTTCGCAATGAATGACCAAGATCATATTGATTATGTATTTGAGGCTTTATATGCAATTGACTGGTATCCAGCAGATGAAGCAGATCGTTCGAAATTGGGAGCATTCTACTTCTCAAGACCATTTTCTTTTAACCATGCTCTTTTTGCACTCAAAGACGGTTGCGAAATAACACGTAAAGCCTGGCATGAGAAAAAAATATATCTTAAACTTGTAGAAAATAGCAAAACAACTATTGCTCTTGTGTATCCAAACGGTACACAAATTGACTGGACACCTTCTGTTGAAGACATATTAGCAGAAGATTGGCTTTTTTACACTGAATGGAGGAAAATAAATGGTTAGAGTAGGTTCGGCGAGAATTGATGAGAATGGAAAAGTGATTGGCGGACAGGCAGGAGATCAGACAGGGCAGGAAGTAGCTGTAGAAGCATGGTATCGCCATGATAAGGGGTGGGTAGTTATCCGTGCTAAAGATGCAGCAGTGCGTGAGCGCATTGCACAGTGCATGGAAGCAGCGTGCGCAAATAATAATATCGGTTACGATCAGTCTACATCTTGGGATTTGTACGACAAGGCTAAGCAGTACGGATGGGATTGCAGCAAAGTTAACACCCCAGTGGAGACAGACTGTAGCAGCCTTGTACGTGTATGCGTGGCATGTGCTTTGCAGCGCGACATTCCGTGGTTTTCTACTGCCAACGAAGTTGAGGTTTTGGATGCTACAGATGAATTTGAAATCATCCGTGAGCCAAAATGTACAGAGTCCTCAGCATATCAGATGCGTGGAGATATTCTGTGTACAACTGTACAGGGACATACTGTAGTAGTACTGGACGATGGCTCTAAAGTGGAGTGCGAGATTATCTCAACTGGTAACACTACACTCTGTGGCAAGGGCATTGGAACAGCAGTTGCGCTCACACCTATGAACATCCGCACAGGGGCAGATACATCTGCAAAGAAGCTCGATACAATCAAAACTTCTGTAGCCGTAGAGGTCCTTGAAATCACCGCTTCTGGCTGGTATAAGATTGTATGGCCGGGAGAGGCTTGCGGATATGCCTTTACAAAGGCAGGAAGTGGCTATTACAGCTATTCTCCAAATACCAACGCACAAGTTATAAACTTAGGCGATAAAGTCCAATTTACAGGCAATAAACAGTATATGTCAGCATGGTCCGACAGGCCAATCACTGCAGTTCCAGAGGTTGCAACTGTAACAGGTATTTGTGAGAGTGGCAAGCATCAGTATCACATCATAGGCGATAACGTCTACGGTTGGGTAAACAGAGAAGACATAGTAAGAAAATAATTAAAACGGCATAATCAAAATGGTGATTATGTAACAGCCAAAATGGAGGCTCTTCTTTAAATGTTAGGAAAGGAGGAGCCTCTTTTTTGTTAGAGTTAAGACAGCACAAAGAACGTGTGGAGAATATACAGCGCCAGATCATCATGCAGCCTACATACAGTCAGCTCAACACCTTATGTGGCGGAGCAAGACTGATTTTGCTTGATGCTAATGAGTTTATACCAAATCGCGATTTTAAGAATCTTGATGCGTATAGAGGGTATGGCGACCATGTAAATAGCTATGTCCGATGGTACTGCAACCGCAACAGAAAAGTAGAGGGTGACGAGTGGGACAAACTGTATTGGCAGACCTATTTGAATGGTGCACGAGCAAGAATATTCAATGACTATCTACTATTTCTGGAGCACAAGCGCGAACCTCGAAAGATGTTCTACAAGCCAAAGATTAAGCAGTTTGAGAAGTTTCAGCTTATAGAATCTTATCAAGGTATGCTTGATGATAAGTACGACATTCTATGCATATCCATGCCACCTGGTACGGGCAAGGCACAGCCATTATATTCAAAGGTACTTACTCCGAACGGTTTTGTTCAGATGGGTGATTTAAAGGTTGGCGACAAAGTATTTGCTGCGAATGGCAATGAATCAACCGTAGTCGGAATTTTTCCTCAAGGGAAACGCAAAATCTATGAAATTACTCTTGATGATGGATCTAAATGTAGAGCATCCGACAACCATTTATGGTTATCAATTTACGAAACTTCACTTGGAGTTTTTGAATGTCAAAAAGTTGTAGAGACTTCAAGAATGCTTTACAAACCAACTCACTTTTACATACCTTGCATTTCTGGTGAAAACTTCAACCATTTTGAATACTGTAGAATAAAATCAATTAAATATATCGGAGATGATGAGTGCCAGTGTATATATATTGATGATCCGTCACATTTATATGTCACTGACGATTATATTGTTACGCATAACACAACCCTACTCAAGTTCTTCCATTCAGCCGTAATTGGTTGGTTTCCAGACGATTACAGCCTGTTCTATTCACACTCAGGTGATATCACACGTATGTATTACGATGGTGTCTATCAAATGGTTGATGATGCACTTGAATACGCTTGGCACGATATCTTCCCAGACTTGAAAATTACATCTACAAATGCATTGATGCAACAATTCAATGTTGGAAAATATAAACCATTTCCATCTTTGCAAACAACATCTGTAGGCGCAAAGAGTGCCGGAAAAGTTCGTGCAAGCAAATTTTTACTTACCGATGATATGATAGGTAGCCTAGAAGAAGCCTTGAACAAAAACTACCTTGACAAGATGTGGGGAGCTTATACTGTAGATGCATTACAGCGAAAAACAGTTGATAGCAATAATAATCCTTGCAAAGAGATCATGCAAGCAACACGTTGGTCAACTCAAGATGTTATTGGAAGGCTGATAGATATATACGATGGAAACAACCGCGTAAGGGTTATTTCTATTCCTGCCACAGACCCGGAGACAGGCGACAGCAACTTTGACTATGCAATAGGTGGCTTTACAAAGGAGTTCTTTGCAAGGCAAGCGCTGATGATGGATGATGTGTCATACAACTGCCTTTACATGCAACGACCGGTTGAAAGAGAAGGATTGCTGTTTCCAGAAGAAAAAATCATGCGATACAAGGAACTTCCAACCTCGAAAATTGAACGTATCACTGCTCAAGCCGATACAAAATCAACAGGTACTGATTTCTTTGTCCTTCCAGTGCTTATAAAGTATGAGGGGAAAGATTTGTATTACTGCGTAGACTGCGTATGCAGCAATTCTTCTGATTATGAAGCGCAGTACGAAAATTCCGCAAATCTCCTCGCCGACAACAAGGTTGAAGATTGTGAGTTTGAGGGCAATAGTGGTGGAGATCGTGTCTCTCTTGAAGTTGATAAACGCGTTCTTGAAAAAGGTTGGATCTGTAACATATCATCTCGAATGACTGAAACGAACAAAGAGGCAAGAATATATCAGTGTTCGAACTGGATATTGCAGCACGTTGTCTTTAAAGACAAAAAGCTTTATACACCAAAAGAGCCATATGGTGTAATGATGTCTCTTCTGGCCCAGTACTCCACCAGTGGGAAAAAGCAGCTTGATGATGTACCAGATACATTCGCAAACTTCGCGCTGCGCATACAGCGCAGAAAACCAAGACCAACAAGAATCATTAACAGCATCTATTAAGATTGGAGGCATGTATGGATACAAAACACTATCTATCACAAATTAGCGTACTTGATCTTAAAATATCAAACAAGATCTATGAAAAAACACAGTTAAAGAATATGCTTTGTTCGGTTCCGAGTTGTGTAAAAGATGTCAATGTGCAAACTGGACATGCCACAGACAAGACTGCATCTACGATTTGTAAGTTGGTAGATATGGAACGCGAAATTGATTCAATGATTGATTCTTTTGTGGACTTAAAATCTAAAATCATTGTTCAAATGGAGCAGCTTGAGTTCAAGTATTATAATATACTGTTCAAACGCTACGTTGCACAGCAACAATGGTGCGAAATAGTAGATGAGTTACATTTTACGCAGCGACATGTTTTTAAGCTCCACAAAGAAGCATTAAACGAATTTGAGAAAAAGTTTGGGAGTGAATATCTGGACCAATAAAAAAATAGCAGGGGAAGCAAAATTCTCCTGCTATTGATGTTTCAGCAACTTTGATTTTCCTGAAATTCCTTTAAATCGCTTTTTAACTTGTCCATAATTTTGTCTGTATAGTTGTTATCTTGGCGCTCTGTAAAGTTTTGGAATGCCTGTGTCCCCCTTGCAACCGCCTGTGATTTCTGATTTCCTTCCTGCGGTGGCTTTGATGCTATATCTTCCTGCATGAGTTTTCGCAAATACGAAAAGCGACTACGGATGCGCTTCCGTTCATTCCTGCGTTTAATCTCTGCTGCCTTCTGTGCCATATACTGGTAGTAAGCCTTTTCCAGATCTTCCTTCTGGCAACTTGGCAGCTTGTGAACTGGTACTGTTACGAGTAGCGTCTGTATCTCTTCTAGCTGTGCCTGTGATAGTTTCCATTCATCCAATGCACTTTCCCAAAGTGGGCGATCTGATTCCCCTTCTTTCGGCGCTGGCACTTCTGGAACTTGCACTTCCAATATAGGTAATGTTTCGACTTCAAATCTTATGCCAACTACCGTTCGCCCTTTCTTAATGGGTTCATATGTATACCGACATTCAGTTTTTTCATCCATTTCTTTTTGAACACGTTTCAATATCTTTTGATTGAAAAACTTGTATTCTTTATACAGTTCTTCCTTATCACAATCAAGTATTTGCCTTAATTCATCAAGCTGCACTTCCCAATTTTTTCGAAAACGGTTTTGTTCGAGATATGTAAACATGATATAAGTGTAACGGCTTGTGAGTAATGTTATGCAGCGCAGCTTATACCGAAGATATCCGAGGTTTTCAATATTAAAAAAATACTTCATTGCTTTTTGAGAACACTCTAGCTTTACTTGCCACAGCCCGTAATCATCTTGTTCTGCCGTTGCTTCTTCAAACAACGTCACCAATCTAAAACCTTGTTTTTCACTATCATCTTGAACTTCTATTACATTTCCCATAAGATGCTTTAATCTTGCCTTGAGGTCTTGATTGTTGATTTTTTTTACTCCTAAAATTTTTTCAAGTTCGCCTTTCTCGAAAACAACCGTTCTCCTGTCTGGCTTGTGACTGTCTATTCGTGATAAATAAGTATCAAGTATCTTAAATTCTGCAAGCGATAGCTCGGAACGCCACAAGGAAAACAGCGGTAAACTTTTTTGAACAGTAAGTTTGTCTCCATTTCCTAAACTGGTTATTGGCCCAATCTTTTTTCTAGCCATGTGTAAAACCTCTCTTTCTCTACTTTTATGTTTATTATAGCACCATAAGTTACCATTGTAAATATAAAATTGTTACCTTTTTATATTTTATGGAATTTCTTGGTTACTAATGCGGAATTTCTTGGTTACTAATGCGGAATTTCTTGGTTACTAATGCGGAATTTCTTGGTTACTAATGCGGAATTTCTTGGTTACTAATGC